GCGATAAGAACCGTCGTAGCCGCAAGAAGCAATGAGGATGCCAAGAGCCAGCCCAAGACTAAGCCGTTTCATTCGCTTTTGCTTTCGGCGACTTTTTGTCCACCTTGTTGAATACTTCGTTAATTTCGGAAGTAGTCAATCTCCCATCCTCAAGAAACGCCCTTGACAGCCCTTCGACCACTACCGCAACCCCCGCAATTCCGGCCATGAATACGGCTTTAAGTACCGGAACGCCGGCAATTGTTCCTGCACCAATAATACCAAGACCAGATGCGGCGAAAGTAGCAAGAATTCTAAGAAGGACATTCGCAAACAGGTCTTTGTTTTTCATCTAACCAGTATCCCATACAAAATACAGCGGCTCGGAACATGCCGAGCCGCTATACCCTGGTGTTAATAGATAATTTTTAAGAGGCGGTGACCGAGCGTGAGCCCGAATCTTCGTCTAATTAAATCAGACAGTAGTGCCAGTCGCGGCGCCAGCAGTTGTGGTGCCATTCTCCTGGTAGGTGTTCACGTTGGCTGCGGTAAGCACACCACCGTCGTGGCCACCACGGCGGAATGTGAGTGTGTATTCGTTGGAGCCATCGCCGTCCAGGTTGTACTGGTCAACGACCAGGGTCACCATTAGGTTTGCACCTGCGGTGCCCGAGCCGACAGCAGAGACATCGACAGTAACGACTTCACCTGCAGCAAACGAAGTGTAGGCTTCGGTCGCCGAAAGGCTGATTGCGGAGTCGCTCGAAGAGCCAGCGGCAATCTCGAACGAGCCCATAACGGTAGTACCCTTTTTGATGTCGAGGGTGAGCGCCGAACCAGCGGGTGCGGTCGTGACAGCGCAAGCACCGCCAGCGATACGACCCTTAAACGGCATCACGAACTTTACTTCGGATGAGGCTGAAAGCGTGCCAGGAATCTGGGCTGTCACGGTTGATGGATATGGATATGCGGTTGGCTGACTTGCCATGATGAATTCCTCCTATGGAATCGTTATTAAATAAAAGAGTAACATATGGCCAACATCTATATTGCAACTATTATCACAACATCTCTGCACGTTTAAATTAACCAATAAAAATGGGCCAAAAAGGTCATTTTTTTTATTTATAAAGATTCTTGACAAAGCCTACGTTTGGCATATTTCGTGCTTTTCCCTTTGCTGCGAGGTCAACCCATACACCCTCTTCGTGATATCTATCGTCGCTCAAATCACCATCCACAACCGAAAACCCCAGAAACGAGTTCAAAACTTTTCCATTCTTTTTTCTGTTCGTAACCAGCGCCGCCGTTCCGCCCCTTGACACAAATGACCGCACCTTGGCCAATTCCGACTTTTCGTTAACGCTGTATATGACCCTATATTTTTCACCGACTTTGCCATTTCCTTGCAAAATAGCCGGGTTCTTGCTGTAATCATAAATATAGACATTTGGCATTTTGGGGTGACCATTAGACAGGGTTGGAAGAATTGCATACCAACGTAAATCGCTGTTTACGTTCAAACGAACAAGCACCTCTTCATTTTCGTCGGCGTGTTTTTTTATTTCTAATCCCAAAATTCTTAAAAAATCTTCTGGATGTTTTGCAAGAAATTGAGTTTTTACGTTTCGGGCTTTTTGAACGCTTGAATATCTGCCGTTTCCATTATCTAGAACACAAACGCTTGTACAGTGACCGCGCCATGCACAAGTTTCGATGCCTGAAACGTTGGCGTGTTGAATTGTCAATCCGACTGTATAAATTTTTGATTTTTTGAGTTTATGCTGAACGTCGGGAAGAGTTAATAAATTAGCATAAGAGCCGAAACCATTATCGATTCGAAAGTTTTTCCATGACAACTTTGCGTCTTTGACACCAACACCGTCAACGCCGTCATTAAATGCTTTGTCAAGTTGCTCACTCTTTGATTCCAGCAGGAATGAAAGAATTTGCTTTATTTCTCTTTTTTGAATTCCACCCACGTTTTATCACCAATCCCGAAATATTCACGGGCAAAACCGGCCTGAATTATGTCTGTGTTCAGGCAGGCGGTGGTGGGGTTTTCTATGTTTTCTGAAGAATAAATTTTGGCAAGGATTCTTCCGTACTTGTCATTCTTGTCGGGAATGGTATTCACAAACACCCACTGGTGGCGAGTGAGCCAATCACTGGTGAAAGACTTGGCCTTTAGGCCCAATTCTTTTTCGGCGAGGTCTTTTGTCCTTGATTCTGGAGTATTCACCCCGTAAAGGCGAACACGAATCTTGTGATGAATGTTGAATCCAAGGTCAATCATCAGGTCAATGGTGTCGCCGTCAACGACGCCAAGACTTTTTGCGCTATACCAAAATCTTTGCATTTAATTATTCTTTTTCTTCTTTGCGTTTTCATAACGCTCGAGCATTCTTCTTCCCTTGGCCGCAAGTGCTGCCGCATCCCCGGCATTCTGTGGCACCGGTTCACCCCATGCCGCTGCTGAAAGTGCGAGCCTTGTCGGGCGACCCTTTTCGTCCTTCATTGGACCGGATGGATTGGTGAAAAAACGCGTGAGGAATGAGCCCTTACGGCGCATCTTTTCTGGCGTGTCTGCGGCGCCCTTGACGCCCGGCTTTAAATTCGCGCCTTCTGTTTTTTTAAAATGGGCCCGACCGGCCGCGGTCAGACCACCCTTGGGGTCACGAAGTTTTTTTTTGACCGATTTGGTTTCTTCGTTAAAAAAGGCTGATTTTTGCTGGCCTTCAGGGACGCAGTTCGGCACCATTTTGCCCCTTTTACCCTTCTTCATACCCACCTGTACATACCCGTCCCAGCAGGGCGCAACTTTCAATTCAATGTCTTCTGGCTCGCCATCCTTGAAAAGTCGGAAACGACGCCTCTTTTTTCTCCTTCTGTTTGTCAGGGCTCGTCTTGCAAAAGCGAATCCGACGTCAAAAAGAACCTTGAGTTCTTCTGCGGACTCTTCATCCATATTCTCTCGGTAGAGGTCGTCGAATTTTTCGTCGCTCAAATCCTCGAGCAGTACGAGGACTTTTGTTTCATTTATTCCGAGTTCTATCCCGTGCGATTCGTATTCGTCTTCAATTTCCGCCTGTTTATAACTTGCCGGCGCACAATCCCCTTTGCATTCAGGGCAAGCCTCCATGACCATTTCGCTGCTGGCCTTGCACATGAAACCGTCGCCTTTTGAGTCGGTCATCTCTTCTTCGGGCTTGTCTGTGCCCTTTTTAGGCTTGCCATCAAAATCAACACTGTGGGCGCCGTTGCCGGCAATCATTATTTTGCTCTCTATTTCGGCTTTGTCTGAAATATCGTCTATGACAGCCATCTTGAAGCCGTATTTGCCAACAAAATTTTCTAATTCGTCACAATTCGTAGTCATGATAATCCGTACGCTTTTGTAATTTTGTCAAGTTTTTCTTTGTTTCGGTTGTAATAGTCCTCCAAACTGCCACGCGCCGTAGTTTTTTCGAGCGATTCTTGTATTTTGTCTTTATTTGCCAGCCATTCTTTAAGCCCATTTTCCATATCACTTGCGGAAAGCGGTTTAATTCCTAGTTTTTTATTTAAACGCTCAAGTTGGTCAACGATGAGCGGTTTTGGATTTTTTTTAAGCCATGTTTCCCACTGTAGTTTGGCTTGAATTTTTTTATCCTGTTCCGACATGCCCTCGATATTTTTCTTTATTTCGAGAATTGCCTCATGTTGGGCCTCATTCCAATAGTGCTGTTGCAGTAAATGGTGTTCGTTGGCATAGAAGGCATTAACTAATTCTTTTTTTTCTAAATCAGACAGACCCTCACCGATAAATTGCATGTTATTTGCGTCCCTTTTTAAAAGAGTCTTTTGGCGCGACCCCAAAAAGTGTGCCCATCCATTTTTCCAAACTTTCGGGCTTGGCCTTTGTATTGAGGGCGTATCGTCCGAATTCGCTTTTAAAATTTGGATTTTTAAACATAAACAATGATACTCCGGTCGGTTTTAGTTCTCCAGCATCAAATCAGAAAACATCTGTTTCATCTCGTCAAGGTTTTCTTTTTGAGAATAATGAAAAGTCAACGCCAGAATCGCGTCGTCGCGATTTGCTTCGCCGTCGGATAAAAGTGTTGCCAGAAATTGGGCTTCTTTTAATTGTGCCGGGTCGGCATCAAGAAAAGAATCGCGCATCACGGCGCGTTCGGTAGGGGAAAGTTTTTGCATAGTCGCAAGTGCGAGTATAAAGCATTACCCCCACCATCACCGAACAGGTCGGCTTTGGTGGGGGTAATACCTAATTTATATTAGCCTTTATCAGGCTGGGGCACTGTCAAACGAGACACGTACAAACGACTCTGGACGCTTGACGGCTAGCGCAAGGCGCTGCTCGGCAAGAATCACAATGGCGTTGCGGATGAAAAAGTCCGCGTGTTGCTCGCTGATTCGGATGTTTGCCTGTTCTCGGTCGTAGAGTTGTGCACCCTGACCGAATGAACCGACAAGGGCTGTACCCTCTGGCATTGCTACCGACTCGACCAATGGCGTTCTCCACACCTTTGGCTCGCCACCAAGGGCAACCGACGTGGCAATTCGATACTGCCCGTTGGCATCCTTGTCGAGTTCGATTTGTTCCCAGTCATTCGGGTGAATTACGACGCCCGATGGTTCGTAGTAGGCAAGCAACGACAGGGTGAGCGCACGACGGATGGCATCCGCACGTGAGTCCTTCACTGCTGTGTTGGCGCCAGTTGCGCCCGACGACCAGTTGTAGGTCTGGATTCCTGGGGTCTTCAGCACGCCGAGAAGGTTCTCGCCAGTGCCGTCGCCCAACAGAATCTGCGCATCTTCTTGCAGACGCAGACCGTACATCAGTTCGTTGTCAATGATGCCACGTAGTTGCGGCTCATCAGCAAGAACGTTGCGGTGAGCGGCTTCCCAGTGGGCCATTGTCTTGACTGAAGTCTGCGCACCCTCGAAGGTCATGCTGGACTGCGGCTTGATGCCGAATTGATTGCCAACGCGCTCCGCAACCATCGCGGCGTTGTTAACAAAGCCGGTCTGACGGAAGAACTCAATGACCGTTGAGGTCGTTGAGCGTGCCGGGAAGAGGTCACGGACTCTCTTCGTGCGTTTTGCGGGGACAATCATCGGGTCACGCTGCACAGTACCGAACACTGCGTTGGCGTTGTTGCCCATAGTGCCGGTTGGAAGCGTGGTGTACACGTCCTTAACTTCGATGGTGCCGTGGTATTGGAACGGAGCGGCCATGTTGGCGCCGTTACGTCCGTTGCCCAACGACTTGAATTCTGGGGACTGAAGGAATGCTTCACCGATGCTGCGTGTTTCAACTTGTGTGAACTGTTGGGCCTGAGCGGCGGCTACCTGAGCAACCGACTCTTTGGCTTGTGAGCCACCCCACGACTCGACTTCATTCATTGCTTCAAGGCCACTGATGAGTGACTTGATTTCGCGAATATCGGCCATGTTTTTGTCAAACTGAGTCTTCTGGGCGGTGGAAACAACCACTACACCATCTTCGACGCGGAATGAATCGGCAATTGCCTTATTGTCTGACATTTTGGAACGAAGTGCGTCCTGCAGTTCGTTCAGTCTTGATGTATCTTGCGACATTTTTTTACCTTTGTTGAGTATTGGATGTTAATTAATTTGCTCAGGTAAGCACCCAGCACTTATCCATCAACAATACTCATTATTTTGCGTTTGTAGTGTAACTAATCAATAAAACTTAACATAATAAAGTTTGTAAATAGTAATTTTACTTTTCTGGAAAATTACGCTTGAACCATGCAAGATTGGAATCGCCGCCCCTGCCACCCCCAGATTGCTCAGACCATTTTTTAAATGCGGGTTCATCTATCGCGCGGAAAACACCATTCTCTATTTTTGCAATAACCCTTGGTGCGGCGCCTGGCGGAATGTCCATGTCCCAGATGTACATATCTTGAATTTCGTTTCTATTTAGATGATTTGTCAACCAACCGTACATTTGTTGACCTTTAACCCTTATCAGGTCGACTGGCAATTGCCGTCCACCCTGAGCATTTCGAGCAGTCAAACGTTTTTCGGCTTTTTCATAGGGCAAAAACGGAATGTGAACAACTTTTTTGTAATTTGGGTCGGCCGTTGTTTTGTACTCGTAAAGACGATAACCCGTGCCTTCGGTGACGATATCCATTCCTTCATCAGCGGCGGCAGCAACAGTTTTTGTCGCACTTTTTGCTGATTCCCGATGAACGGAAACTGAACCCTTTCCGCCGTCATAACCAATGATTCCCTGTTTTATGAAATCGGGGTCTATATGAGCGGCTTCTGAGTTGGGTGGCATGAGCCCATTTTTGACTAGATGGTCAATAAGCGTTGATTTGCCAACGGCGCCCGGGCCAACGACATGATAATGAACCCGCGTGCCAGGTTTTTTATTTCTTCGGTCTTGGCGCACTCTTTCAAGAATAATTTGTCCCATTCTTTTTGCCCCAATGCCAACGAAGTTTTTAGTGTCTGGCATTGTTGATGACCTTAGTCCCCTATTTTCTGGGCCATATTTTGAATAGAAGTTCAAAATGCGCTGCCATTCCACGTCGGTAAGGTCGCCATCCCTCTTGAATTTTTGGGCCAACGCATATGGAACATTGAAACTTGGCTTCGAATTGGCCCAGTCGATGAAATGAATTTTTTGTCTTTCCGGCCACGTAGATGGGCTTGATTTGGCCATTTCGGACAGACTCATGGAATTAGTGCTTGAGCGCAGCCCTCTAGCCGCATTCGTGTCGATATCGGGGGTCTTCGGGTCGACCGGGGTCGCCTTGTTTCCCGTGAACAGAAGATTTATTTCTTCGTCCGACAAACCAAGTTTTTTTAATTTTGCAATGGAATTTTCAACCGTTTCTTTTCTCCGGTCTGCTTGACGAATAGGGTTTCCGCGTTCATCGCGCTGAATCATTCCATCACCACGCTTCATTGGGTTTGCTGTTGAAGAAGACAAACCGCGAGAATCCAAATCCTGCTCGTTTCTTTCCAACGCCCTTCTCAGCAATTGACTTGCTCTTTGCTTGCTCACCTTCAATTCATCAGCAATATCTTGAATCTTTCCACCATTGGCTCGTATTTCCAAAATTCTGTTATCACGGTCATCAAGTTTGCCAACATTTCGGGTCTTGGGTTGGCTCGGCGTTTTGTCGGCAATCAACCACGCATCTCCAAAAATCAGCATGGGGTGAAGATTGAGTGCCGACATCACCAGTCTGTCGGCATCGAACGCATCGATTGATGCGTCTGGTTTGTGCATTGCGTCGATGACCTCCCTTGTCACCCCAAGAACTAATGCCTGTTCGTCTCGATTTTTGCGTAACCGCAATCTGTCAAAATTTAAAATTTCTTGCGCTTTTAATACCCCGCCCTTTTTAATTTTATTTGGGGTGAACCAGTTATTTCTAACCGGAGATGCCCATCGTGGCTTACTCGTATCAATGCTGTCTGTCTCGCTGGCGAGACCACTTCTAATAGGGGCAACCATTTCTCTCCAGGTTCCATCAAAAATAATTCCGTCATTATCCATGTCGCGCCGTTTTTTGGGGTCTAAAACACCTTCGATTTTTTGTAGCGACCGACGCAATCCTCGGCTGGATACATTTGGTGTTACTGCGTGACCAATCGCCCTTCCGAGACCCTTGGTTCCATAAATTTCTTCAAAAAGAGATTTTTTACGCAATTTATTCTTGGAGGAATTTTGGAGTTCCCTACGAATAATTGTCCTAATCATTCGATTTTGAGATTCTCGTTGATTTCTTCTTCCCAAAAAAGTTGTTCCTGCAAGCCTGGCGTAATCGGTGTTATTGGTGCAGGGGAGCCATACTGTTCTTCCAGTCGCTGACGGCATTCTTCTAACGCCAATACACCCGAGCATCCTGCTACGTTTTCGTGCCGACTCTATGTCTACGAAAACATCCGGGTCATTATCCCGTGGCGATATGCCTGGGATATACGATTTGACGCCACCAGAATATATTGTTGAATTTATTGGTGCCGAAACTATCCCGCCGCCCTCAAGCGTAGCAAAGCCGCCGAGCGGTTTGGTTTCTCTTAACTTTTCCCAGCCCTTTTTTTTATTTTTGCCCTTAGCGCGTCTTTTCAGATATCTTTCATTCATTTCTTGATATGCAGATTTTTTATCGGGTTCTGCGGCATTCGAAAGTCTTTCCAATTCCTCATGGGTTTCACACGGCATCCATTTTCCGTCCATTTTGTGCGCACCGGAGCAGCCGACCCATTGTGCAACACGCAAAGCAAAAATCTTTGAATTTGTTTCAGGTTTTGCCGTCATCGGCGAACCTACTTTTTGTTGAATGCTTCGAGGGCGACCGCTTTAAGGGCAGCCAAACGTCGAGGGTAACGTTTTTGCATTAACCGCGCTTCTTCAAGGTCGTCTTTAAACTCCTCGTAAACACCCTTGAAGCATTTTCCCAAAAGGTCGCCACATTCATAAATATCACGGTCTCCCTTTTCTATGTTTATCCCGGAAACGGCGTCGCCCATTGCCTGCTGTAATTCCATTCCCCTTGTTGAAAGAGAAGGGAAACCCCAATCGGGATTCACACCATCAAAATCCATTGAGTCTCTACCATCGTCGATTTCCGAAAACGGAGGATAGTTCATCAAAGCATTTAGTTCTCTTTCCTGCTGTTGCATTTTTCCTGCTGCTTTGTAGTAAGCATCATCTTGCATGGCCATTTTTTACCTCACCCGTATCGTTTAATAATGTCATCGCGGCGCGCTATAAGTGTATCTGCAAGGATTTTCGCACGAGCCGGGTCGCTGACTATTGATTGAACTGTTTTTCTGATGTCGTCATCGGTAATAGTTCCAAGTTTCTGAGTCTGCTGTTTTAACAGATTTCGGTCCATGTTTGAAAAGTCTACATTTCCGCCCCTTTTCTGAAGCGAAGTCATTTCCGTTACAGAGTTTCCAAAAGCCACTGTGCCCCCACTCCCCTTTTTGGTGCCTTGTGCCCTGTAATCCAGCGAACCGCCAACATCGAGACGAACAGCCCTGCCGTTATTGTCGATTTTAATGTTGTCGTTTAATGGTGCATCCCAGTTTGCCAACCATGCGTCTATTACGAAACCTTTTTGGGCCTCGGCTTTATCGCCCGCTATGTGTGGCATTCTTGTTTGAATCATTCTGGAAAGCATCACTGGTTCGCCATTGTTTGTTCCCATGTTCAGGTCGGCTGCGGGAATGCCGGCAAGGTCGTATAGTTTTCCGGCCAACACTTCAGTTTCCATGCGCTCTTGTGCTTGCGCAATGGTTTCTGAAGGTTTTTTTAGTTTGGTGTAGTACTTAGTGCCATTTGGGTCAGTCAACAAAATTGCTGGATTGGAGCCAGTGTTTTGTGGCGTGCCCTTCGACCAAGCGTCTGTATTAATGGCGCTTTTGGAAATACTTGGCGCCGTTTGGGGTGTCGGCGCGGGCGTCGTTGGCGTTGAATCGTCATCAGGGTCGGGTCTCCGTGTTGATGGTCTTCGTTTGCGTCCAACACTACGCCCTGGGGTGATAGTGGCATCTGTGCGACCTCGGTCTTCACGATTCGCCCATAGATGCCATACGGCACCAATTCGCGAGCCATCGGGTGCTTTGGCTAATCTCTCGGCCTCATCTCTTGTTACTGGAATGTGGTACACGGCAACTCCAGTTCGGTTATGAATTAAGAATGGGTTTCCGACCCCCTTGTTGGAATTGGTATCAAAGCCATCAATACCAATAATTGGTGCGAAATAACCCTCTTCTTTTTGCTTGGTAAATCTATGCAAATAATCGATTGCCCCAAGAATTCGTTTTCTTTCATTTGATGTATCGCCGGGAATCTTGTCAAGTTCTTCGAGTCTTTCAATCAATTGGCTTACAATTTGACCGCTTCTTGACGTTTCATTGGCCAAATTTGGAATTGCTTTTCTGAACTCCACCGCCAATTCGCCCGCAGATGTTGCTGCGGCACTGTCTCTTCCGCCCATGGTTTTAGTTACGTTGACAAGTTGTGTCGTTAAATTAGCCATCTTGTCGCGTTCACGTATGAGGTCATTTCGAGTTACAATATCTGCGCTTGGCGGTATCAGTACAAGCATGGAGTGTTTGTCGGTAGGTTTGCCGCCATATTGCGTCCAATGGCCGGGATAAGCAAAATATTCACCCACACCAAAGGCCCTCATCCCCTGTCCTGGGATAAATCGTGCCGCCTCATTCGTCAAGAATTGCTCGACGAAGCCTTCGCTCTCGATTTGTTGGTGCCCGGTACCCCTTATCACGGGTTGCCAACCGGCAGCAATCAACCTGCGCACCTCATCTTCGTTGACCAATGTGGGAAGGTCGGAATAACCGTTGTTCTCCCAAAGGTCGGCCAACAGTTGGTCGAATGCCTTTTCTCTTGCCTCGTCACTAAGGGTTTTTGTGTCCTTGAGTTCACCGTCCAACTTTGCCAAAACATCGACAAAACTTGGTTTGATTTTTATTTTGCCAGTATTGTCAATAGACACCGTTGAGGTCTCGGCCTTAATTCGACCTATATCTGCGGCCAATTCATCTGCGTCTCGTGTACGACGGAACTTAGACAACATTTTTCGCTTCATTGCACGAGTACGAAGGCGCGTTTGTTTTATTTTAAGAGCAGGGTCTTCGATGGTGAGGATACGACCCTTTCTAAACCCACCCTTTCGACGCTCCGCTCTTTGTCGCGCCCTGGCCGCACGTGCTGGGTTAACTCGTAGTAATCTTTTTCCGAGGGCCTGTTTTTTCTTTTTACCGGTTTCTTCAGGATTCAATTCACCCACGCTCGCGGCCCTTTCAAGACCGCCTGCTTGTTTGAAAATTGATGAATCTTGCCCAGGGTTTGAAAACTTTTTAGTTGCTGGGGTGCCTACTGCTTTGGAGATTTTTTTTCTTGTGCCGGTATGGAAATGTTCCAACAAAGAAAAATCATCATTTTCTTCCATGTTTAACATCGTGACTAAATCTTCAAGAAATCTTTGAATCCTACCCGACTCACTCAATTGTGGTCGCCCCAGTTTGTCGAGTACGTACTCGCCGGTTTCCGCATTTATTTGAAATTTGTTGACTTTGCCTGAAACGATGTTTTCGTCGAGCATTTGCATCATCTCTCGAGCGTCGTTTTTTGTTAGTGGGTCATCAAACGGCCTGACCTTCTGTCGTCCGCCGGTTCCCCAGGCGCGTTGTTTCACGGCCCGCAAAGATTCTTTATCAAGACCCTCTTCGGTTGCTTTTTGCCACCATTTTTTGTATGGTCCTGTTTTAAGGTATTTGACTATTTCGGCTTTTTCGGCAGCAATTGCTTCTTTGGTTTTTGTTCGGTCTTCTTCGGACATGGATTCCCAAAGGACCCCATCACCGTCTTGTTTTTTTACACCGCCGTTTTTCAGAATCTGACTGAAATATATATTTCTCCTGGGTTTGGGTTTTGATTTTTCTACTTCAGTTCTTGTTTCTGGAAGCGTTGTGGTTGACCCCAAGCCTCTTGGTCGACTGGCGCGTTCGGTTGTGGCTGTCGCAATTCGACTCGATGTTGGTTGGGTTACAGGGCGACGTCGTGGCGATGATGTAGATGAACTCAAACTACGCTGTTTTAGTGCCTCGTTTCTAAGGTCCATTATTGCGATGCGGTCATCTTCGTCATCAATGCGTGTTATATCGAGGTTGTCAACCATGTTCAAAATCGAATTAATTTCGTCTTTTGATAATTTCTCGCCTCGTTTGAGTTTTGCAATGGCGTTAACTGCGTCATCGAGGTCACTGCCCAAATCTGGGTCATCTGTTTCGGACCTCAAGCCTCGCCCTGCTTTTTCCTCAGGTTTTGTGCGTTTGATGGTCTTTTGTGCTCTTTCCAATATTTTTTTAAATTCTTCACGTTGTTTTTTGTTTTCTTCAAGAATTTGAAGCGACTCGGAACCTATTGGCTTATTTGGGTCTGTAGATGAAGACAGGCCACGTCGTTTTTTGCCAGCCAGGGCCCGCCTCAGGAAAGAGGGGGTCGGTTTTTGTTTAGGCGAGGAAACATCCTCAATAAGTCTCTGTATTCGCCTGTCATTGTAAAAGAGGTCGTTGTTGTCCGCAACGTCGTTCAATGATTCCAAAAGCGACGCCCGCTCTTTGTCCGAAAGGGGTTTATCGGCAGCGAATTTTTCCAGATTTCTCGCAAACTCAGGTTCGGCGGTGCCGCGCATAGCGTCTCGCAATTCCTTGATGATGTTTTGGCGGTCATCATCGCCGGCAGATGAAGACATTCGTTTGACATCGTCAATTAACTCCGCCAACCTGTCATCGTTTTGGAACGTTTCGTTGTTCTCGGCCATGTCCTGAAGGGTTTCAAGTAGTTCAGATTGTTCGTCGCCAGAAACCGACATACCTTTGGCGATTTTTCGTAGGGCTCTTTGAAGTTCCGGTTCTTGCGCACCCTCGGCCATTTGGGTGATGTCATCAATCAGGCCACCGAATCGCGTGGCCCGTCCTCGACCGTCTAGGTATTTTTGTCTATCTTTTGATGTTTCGCCCAATTTACCCAGAGCAGACGCAACGGTTGCCTCCAATGCGTTCACCCTGCTTGATTTGTTTCCGTCGGGGTCAAATGCGGCAATTACCTTTACGGGGTTGACATCCCGACCGGAGGCGACTCCGTTTATGTATTCGGATAAAGCATTGAGTACGTCGGACGGATACCTTTCGGTCTCGTCTTTCGCCAAATCGGAGGCCACGCCATCAACCAAGTTCTTTATCAACTTCTGTCTATTTTTGGGGTCTGCTTTCTTGAAATCATCCTGTTGCGATAGTGCCGACAATTTTGCCGTCACCGTTGAAACCAGGTTGCCGGAATTCGACCAATCGGCGCCATCTGCTTCCCACGCCTTCCTAAGTCCACTGTCCCAGTCAGCACCGCCCGCGTTGACGGAATCCATGAAGCCAATAGCGTCTACAATGCTTTGCCTGGTGCTTGACTCCAGTCCGCGTGGTTTCTTTTTGTCAACAAATGAGGTTCTTGAGCGGTTGGCATAATCTCGTTTTTCTAATTCCTCGATTTCTTTCTCGTCTCCGGGCGTTCTGATTCCATAGCCACCGCCACGATTTGGAAGATTCATTCCCCCATCACGACGGGCCGCGAATCTTGTTGGGTCTGGCATTTCCCGCCACGTGCCATCGAAAATCATTCCGTCGCCATCAACGTCTCTTCTTAAACGTGGGTCTAGAACACCAGAAATTACCCGTGTTGCCCTTGACAAAGTATGTCGGCGTCTTCCACCGGGCAATCCAGGCCTGCCCGACGGCACAAGTGCTCGACCGGTTCTTCCTATTGCGTAGCCCAAGCGACTCTTAACAAAAAAATCCACAATTTCTTTGGTGTTTTTACCAATTTCATCGCGTTTAACTAACGGGAGATTTTGTTTTACAAGAATATCTTTATTGATTATTTTTACAATTTCTCCACCAAATTTACGTTCATGACCTTTTGACATTTTTTGCTGTATTGCATAACGTTCCGCCATTTGAGATGCGCGATTGGGCTTAGGATTAAATTGTTTGGTTTCATAATTAAACGCTAATTCATTTGTCCGAACCCTGAATCCAATTTCGCTCCTTATTGCCGATTGCCGAAAATGTTTGGCCTTGTAAGAAATAGCAGTTTTTTTCTTGTTTTGTGATGAAGGAATTTTTTTATTGGTAACCGTAGGATATTTGGAGATATTGGGATACCTGATTGATTTCACCAAAAGTTGACAATTGTTCTGTGTTGCCAAAGAACCATTGACGGCCGCAATGTCTAGGCTTCCAATAATTATTTTCTTCATCATTCCGTCAGACAAATTTTTAAATTCACCTACAGAAATTCCGACCGGCAAATCAGACAGTCCCAGATTATTTTGATTGGCCCATTCTGACCATTCCACACCTTTATCGCTCCAACCGTAAAATTGATTGGAATCATCAGACCTAACAACTATGCCAAAATTGATGCCTCGATGGACATTTTTAAGTATTGCGTATTTTTTCATTATTAACCGCTAACTACTTTGCTGATTGCTTCATTGCTCGCAATGAGTTGTTGTAATCTATTTTCATAGAGTTTTCCGAGAATATTTAAATGGATTTTTTCTCCAGAGGACAATCTGCTATCGTTGTAAAGTTTTGTTTTAAAATTATTAAAACTGAATTCCCTGGCGCGTTTAATAAGTGTAGCAATAAATTGCAAAGTCAGGCCGCGTTGGGTAGCGCGAAGTTTCTCGAAATACTGTTTGTAAAGTTGTAATTGAGAAACAGTAAGAAGTTTTTCGATGTTCTCTTCGGTTCTTTGTGTAATTAAAATTTTTGACAACTCGATTAAGCCAGCGCCGTCATTTGACGTCGGAACAATTTTAATTTTGTTATTAATGTTCGCAATGTCGACAGAGCCAGGATTTCTATTTTGAACATCTGTTAACAGGTCGGAAACAAAAAGTCTTGCGGTTTCCTGCCAGGGTGCGTTGCGAAATGTCAGATTATCGTCAATTTTTCCACCACGTGAAACTATTGTTGAATCTTCTGTTAGGTATCGACGAGAGTCTCCCGCGCCAACAAACAACACATTTGGGGATTTTAAACCTAGGTGTTGCTGTATTTCGGAAACAAATCTTTGGGAAAGGGCTTCAAATTTTTTGGGGTTTGATTTTTCAATATATTTGTCGCCATTTGGTAGGGAAACCATAGTTCGTGAGTCGGAAATTTTTTCGCGTTTTATGTTGTTTGCCTTTGCCATAGCCTGCTGCAAAATCTCGGGCGAAATTTCAACAAGAGAACCGCCGCGTGTGATATGTGCAATGGCACTTGTCAGCGTCGTGATGTCGTCACCCAACGGAGCCGAGGATGGGCTAATTGGCGCTTTTTCCGTTGCTACTTCTTCAACGGCTTTTGGCACTGGTTTAACTTTTCGTTTACTAAAGGCCATTGTCGCCCATTTTTGGCGGCCGTCTTTTACAATTTCATTTGGATTTTTAATCCCGACAAATTTTTCGGAATACTTTATTCCCTCGCCGGTTTCCATCGCAACCATTTTTAGACGAGCCGCAGGGTCTGAGGTGTTACTAGATTCGATTGCCGTGTTAACGGTTCGACCCAGTTTTCTTCTTTCCCCAATCGTAAGTGGACGAACTTTTTCCAGAGTTAGTTCATGGCCACCGGGGAGAACATACTTAAGACGAATGATTCCGGTATTTGATAGTAAACCAAGTTCGTCTTTACCAATAAGGTCAGGGCTAAGCACGCTCATTATGTATGTTGCGCCCTCCATGTCCCTGCTGTCGGGAATTGTTCTTAAGACTGAGGCGGGTACGACCGGCTCCAAGACAAACCCGTCTTTACGAACCATGCGAGCCACTGATTGGTCAGTCGCACTAAGTGGCTTGACTAGTTTTTGAATTTCTGCCATTGCTTTTGCCGGATTGGCGAGCGAAACCCGCGGAATCTGTGGCGCCCTTGAAACGTCTGCCGAGAGCGGCATTTGGCCCGCCCCAAGAGTCGTGCTGGCAATATTTCCCGATGGCATTTCTCTTGCGATTGTTCGACGAATCAATGAAATTGCGGCACCCAATGGCCCGGCAATAATGAACAACTTTTGTCCGCACGTTGAAAACTTATTATCCGTAAAACGTCCACCGTATTGAAAGCCCTCTGGGCATCGCGAGACACCGTCACCCGCGCCACGTCTCATGCCCGGAACGCCCGGAATGCCCGGAGTCAGCAACCTGGTCACCGATGAGCGGATTGGGCTTCGCACTATGCTCAGGTTTCCCGGAGTAAGAGTTGACCCGACCGCCTGAACTGCCTGAAGTACTGGATTGTTGCTACTTACAAGGCCGATTCGTTTAAATTCAAATTCGCGGTTTCGACCAGACCTTTTGATAAGGGCTTTATAGGAAATAAGTTGTGGGCTTGTCGCCCCAAAATTTTTCATAATCTGGGTTGGACTTTGGCCGTTGTTTATGAAGACGGTTCGAATTTTTTTGATTTCCGTCGATGGGCAGCAAAGGCTCTTGTTTGTTAGTTGCTTGACTTCCGAAATTATAAATTTGTTTTTCATGGTCATCCGCAACACTTTACGCCAACGTAGGGGGTCACGACCGGCAACCCGAGATTGTCGGTACCCTCAATTTCCCAGTTGTTGTTGTCGTTCAAATACGAAACAAAATCTTTTTCAGCGTCGATAAATTCCTGCAAAACCTTCACGGCGTGTGTCATGTCGCCGGCGGTAACAATATTTAATTCTTCGCTTTTCTCGCGCCAAGAATCTTCCGAGAAAAATTCGTCCTTGTTTTGGGCGAATTCATCGCTTTTGCCAAGAGGTGTACCTTTCCCGACAGCCCGGGCAAGCCTTCCTGGCGCCCGAATGGCCCTGCTCAGTCTTTTGCCAAATTCAGCATTGGACCAATTTCTTTTCTTGAGTTTCCCCTTGCAATTCTTCATCCCCGGATGGTGGCAGCCCTCGTTGGGCCACAATCCGGTCGTTTCGTGGTGGAGCCACGCACAGATGTTGTTGAGTGGGTACAGTTCCGGATGGTTTGCCAAGATGATTCGGCACCTACGAAAACCCCCCGGTAGCCGCATGATAGGACGCCAATATCGCAGGAGCCTCTCGAGGTTGCCTCGTCTCGGCCCGTAACCGCGAAGGATGTCTCCCGTAATTCTTTCTTGCGGCAAATCAAAAATGACATCTTGCGGCGCCTTGAAATAAAACTCATCCATCTTTGGATTTTTTCTTTCTTTTTCCCTTTTTAAATTTTTGTCCAGGGGCTTCAATCCAATTTGCAATCATTTTTTGAGACCATTGACCGGTATTTTTTGCAAGAACGAAATCCATCGCCCTGTTTTCGAATTCCAAAGACTTTGCCTGTCTTTGTAAAACATCCTTGACAATTATCGCACCGGTCAAAAGTTCTTCACGAATCGGCAAGGATTTACTTACAAAAACAGAATACCAGTGAATATTTGTTTTAGACTGATGACCGTTCCATAGGTAATCATGGAATTTAGTATTAAGAATTTTTTGCATTTGGGGATGGCTGTCAACATATTCCCAAAAACCTTCCACACTTATATCTCCCACCTTGTTTTTAACAACACAATCGGCATCAGGACAAATTGAATCGACAATAAAATATATTTTATTACTATCAGATTTTCCCACAAGTATTGACTTCATGCCCGTACAAACTCTTTGCGCTCATCTTGGTTTTGACTAATTCGTCGCGCGCGTCTACGGCCAATTTTATCAGATTTCTTATTTTTGGCCAATAATGGCATTATTGCAAAAGCCAAAACAATTGGGTCTAAATCTTCTAGATTTATAGAATTCTTCACATTGGCAGATTTGATATTTAGCCCAAGTTTTTCAATTAAGGGTAAAAGAGTTTCTCGGGAAATTTCTGCCGGTAATTGCCAGTTATGTGGCATAACTTGCTCTATAGGCTTTCCGCTTACGTCATGTGTCCGGCTCATTCTGGCTCCCTCTGTCCTAATATCTGGCGCCCTGGAAAATAAAAACCAAGAAGCGAATGCCTCGGCCAATCCTTCTGTCGCTTTTGAGGCGGCATAACGAGTGGCCGCTATACGCTTCTCTATTTCCTCCGCCCGCAATGCTGAATGAAATATTTCGTCAGGGTCTCCACCCAGGTTTATCGTTTGACCCTTGCTGATTAAGCGTTTTAATAAATGTCCCATTAGCGACGGCATCCTTATTTTTGATGCGCTTTTATCTCTTACGCTGAAATCGAGTAAATGGCCGAATTCATGAATCATTGAACCGTAGGCAATCCTTCCTGCGATTTGGCCAGTCAATTCTTCTAATTTATTTGGGTCATCATATGAGACATCATATTTTGGCAATCCCAATTTGCCAAACGCTACCGGTGTTGAACCCCCGGGGGCCAAAATTTGAACTTCCCCCCGCGCCCCAAAAGTCCCTCGACGGGGTTGATAGTGTTGACCCCAGTTCAGGGAAACAATTTGTCTTGCGGCATCTTTAATTTCGGCGGCATTTATATCAATACGCGTTTTGTGTTTGTTGCCTTCTTTAAATCTTTGCGCTCTAAAAAATTTTACTCGAGGACCAAAGGTGCCAAAAACGCTGGTTGGTACAAAAATTTCACTGCGCCCTTCAATCCCACCATCTGTAATATTTACTGAAAAATTGTTGTCTTTTAGAAGTAGTTTCATTCCCGGTACATTCGAAAGTAGGTCATCTAGGGCCTGCACGGCTGCATAGCCCGCGAAATTGGTTGCCAACGGTCTTCCGTTTTTGTCTTTTTCTTTAAATAATGATTTAGACATCTCCACATCTATTCCATAGGTTTTTTTGAAATATTTTCGGACCTGTTTTGGCGAATAGCCAAATTTTTTCTTAAGATTTTCTGGCGCTTCAACCCTGGGAATGCCTAATTCGTCTCGTCCGTGTGGCAACTCAAGGGGTCCTTGGTCTAATTTTTCCGCGCTGCTTCTATCGCCAGGTTTGAAATTTTCCCCAAACCACGAATCTGTTGACGTGCTGCTTGCCAATCCCCTTGTACCGCTTGCCGATTTTTGCAATGATTTTTTTGGCTTTAGGTCATCAATTTCTTTGTTTGAAGCAACACTCATATTGTTGTCAGACAAAAGTTTTCTTATTGTTTCTGCCCCCGCCCAACCGATGACATCAACAAGTTCATGCTCTTCCGATAAACCGCTGATTTTCATAGAATTCGGATACATGCCACGACTTTCCCAGTCAAGTCCTTCGTGATTCAAAAATGTAACTTTGGGTCGCTCTTCAGGACTTTCTGCAATCAGTTCCCGAATTCTTTGCCGTTCGCTTAGGCGTCCGATTAGACGTGCCCTGGCAGAAATTTCGTCGCGTAACTCTTTAATCAATTTTTCGGAATATTGATTGTCCTTATTTTCAATAATTTTTTGCAATAGGCTAAGTTCTGATTTTGATAAATATTTTCCAAAAAAATCTTCTATGATTTTCTCATCAACTTTTCTGGTGTCGCGCTGACCGGGGTGTATCGCATCACCATCATTTTTCATATGTCGCCTTTGAAACTCAGGTTCAATACGGATTTCTTCTACGTCATTCATATCAAATCCGCCCGCCACTATTGCTTCGATGTAGAAGCGATAATCCTTATCAATGCTTGTGAGGTGTGCAAAATCGTTTGAAACACTTGCTTCTAAAAGATTTATAAATCTTTGTTGTTCAGAATCGGGAATATGCGCGTGCGTGGTTCGAAACCGGGCTAGGTATCTATTTAATATTGCCGCCTCGAGCAATTCGTCATCGGTTGCCGAACCATCGAGGCTGACGGGTGTTCGCATGCCACTAAAAGAATCACCAAAAGTCACCAACGAACGTTGTGCAGTTTCCGGTTTTAAGATTATTTCAGAGTGCCCATATTGCCTTGGAAGCGAATCGACAAGTTTCCCTTCAAAAGAATTTGGGTCGTCGATTCTCTTGTCGCCAACGCTGTCTTCGTCGCCAATAGCAATTATTTCGAGCAAATTTGGGACACTCTCTTCGATTTCTTTGATTTTTTCTGACTGTTGTTTCGCGCGGTTTTTTAGGTGTCTTTCATTAAATTTCTGTTCGTCAGGATGTTTCAAAAATCCGTGCGCGGGTCTAATCGTATTGCGCGCCTTTGAAGGGATACCCAAAAGTAATTCAATGTCTTTTCTGTCAGCGGATTCAGATGATGCCGTACTTTGTCCTCCGAACTGTCCTAATTGTCGGGGGTCATGTGTTGTCTTCCATTTTTTATCTTTTATAAAGCGGTATAATGGTGATTCGTCCGGTGAATCTCCTATCCCTTCATCTGAGATTCCGCGAATTCTAAATATTGGACGTTTATCTAATCCGTCTATATATTTTCTTACCGAATTAGCCGCAATCTTTTTAATTTCTTCTGGAGAATTGTTTCGAAGAAGTTCTAAAACTTCTGGGCTCACAGGCCTGCCGTAATTCCATTCCTCTACAATTTCGCCCGTTTTTGCTTTATCGATTGTCTTATTAATTACTTCATTGAATCGAACCTTCGCTTCTTCGTGACTCTCATATCTGGCATCATCCGGAGTAACAACACCGAAAGGGTTGTTTCTTTTTTCGACCCAATCTTTGCGTTTTTTTTGCTTCTCAGCCAATGCTTCCCCACTTGGTTTCCCAAATTTAATTCCCAAATACTCATAATCTCCTTTAATGCGTCGATTTTTTGGTGTTATTTCACTAGGAATAGACGTCACGTCTACCGTGGTCGTAGAAGACGCAAGACCACCTCGACTAGATGTCGCAAGGTTTTGTGGGCCAGACGTTACAAGGTCTCGTGCAAAATCAACAACATTGTTCCTTTCGCGTTCGTTGAGGTTCCCGAAATCGATTTCGCCCATCCCACCCAAAAGGGCGCTGTTGCGAATCGCTTGCAAAACGTCTTTGGAGTAAGACTGACTCGTATCCGTACGTTTGGCCACCGGTTTTTTGGCGATACCAAAATATTCAGTAAACTCGTTGGCCAATCTAATGATTTGCGAGATAGGAGCGTCTACCACTCTTACATTCATTTCGTGATTATTGCCCAATATGCCGTCCTTGAAATCAAGACCTAATTGGGCGGCCCACCTGTGGTGTCCATCAATTACGTAGCCATCTCGTGAAATAAATATTGGTTTTTCGCCGGGCTTAAATGTTCCAGCCTTAGCGCTGGCCATCATGCCCGCAACACCACGGCCCTGCATGTCTCTTTGTGTTGCTTTTAACTTGTCTGACTGGACATATTGAGGGTCCGATATTTCGAGTCCCCGTTCTTTCAAAAATTTAACAAATTCTGCGTTTGCATCGACTTCGTCTTTGGCCTTTCCTCCTTTGGCAAGTCGCTCGGCGTTTTGTTTTTCGAGCAGTTTTTCCGCAAGACTGCCCGCCCTGACTTTACCCTCTGCCTGAGGCATCAAATATCGAGGTATACCTTTGTTCCCCAAACAAAATGCGCTTACTCCCCGAACCGTGACCTGACACAAATCAAAAACGAAATTGTCCAACGTTTCTTTGTCTATCTGGCCTTCTGCAACCATTTTCTCCAAGGCAACAACCATCCTTGCAAAATCGTCAATTAATGTATGCGCCCCCTCAATGTCTGGCATGTCCACATCGTGACCATCAAGAAGCGCCATAACCGCATCTTCGACAGTGTCAACTTTAATCAACTGTCTTGGCGCCTGTGGGTGAATTTTTAATTCTCTTAAATAATCTTCCCAATCTTCGTCCACTATCATCAAAGCATCGGGTAATGGCACCCACCTCAAACCACCATCTGGCTCTTCGGAAACTATTCCCCTGGGTTCGATGTGCGTCGACGATGCAAGCCCTCTTTCGCTTTGGCGAAAAGTGGGATTGATTCGTTTGAGTTCTTCATCGACCATAGAAATGAAATTAATTTTATTTTTGGCTTTGTCTGAGGAATCGTTGTCCGGATGGTCAAAAGGAATAGGATTTTCACCTTTTTCAACTCTTATTTTTTGATATCGAAGCAGTGCTTCGTACGGTGTTGTTTTTTCGTTCGCGATGAGGTCTTCCGGAGTCACGTCCGACCATTTCCCTGAAGAAATTTTATTTTCAACGTATTTTTGGGTCATTGATGTGTTGAAGGGTTCCACTTCATCAAGGTCGAAGAATCGCGGGTCATCAATAATTACGTCTATCCCGTGTTTCGCCGATACATCATCTCGTTGCCGAGCAGCCGCAATCAGGTTCGTAAAACTTGTTCGTGGATTTATGCCAAGCATGGATATTTCTGCAGGCGCCCAAATGTGGTCCCCGCGCAAATCGAATGATTCCGAAACGATTGACTCCACGTCAGACAAATCAAAACTGCCCAACGTAAGAGATTCGACATATCGCTTCCTTTGGTTGTAGAGGGCACTAGCAATGGTGTCTTTCCTGCCGGTTTTATTTTCAAACAGTACGGCTAGGGGTTGAAAAAACATCGCCGCCAGGGAGCCGTCTTCCGACAGCCTGGAAAGACGGGCGCCTGCTTCCAGTACATCGCCACCACCGGTATAGGTTTGGTCGCTGGCGGTGTCGCCGCTTACCGCAAGCGTTCTCTGTGCGACTTCTGGCCTTAAAACAATCGAATTTCTGCCGTACTGGTCGCCAACTTTTGAAGATTTGTTGCCGACGCCCGTTTGGGCTGCATCCCTCCCCTTTCGACCGACAGACGGTGCGTCGTGCTGTATTTCAACATCATCACCATAGATGGAGCGCAATCTTTGTATTCTTTCGCTGCTTGGCCCTTTTTGTAGGGCCTGCCCAGATGACGGCCTGAGCGACGTTGTTTTTGAGTCTGTATCTACCGGAAACCGCATCAACTGATTTTCGACAGTCCTTCTAATTGCGGGAACATCCAAACCCCTATTTGCGAACGGGTCTCCACCCTGTGTTTTTCTGCCCGAATGCACGGTTTCATATCTGCCATTCTCAATCAATCCGCGCGTGTCCCCCATCATGACGATTGGCCGACTATCAAATGGGCTTTCAAAATTCGCCGCAGCATCTTTGACCGCTGAATTGTATTGTTCGGGCGTCATCGACTGAATTTCTTGGATGAAATTGTCTATTTGGGAAACAAGTTCTTTGTCGCCCCTTTCTTCGGCCACGAGTCGCATAACCTCAAGCCTCAAACCAAAAGAATCCTTATTGTCAAAATCCCTCAATTCCCTCAAGATGTCCTGGTCCGACTTGCCTAAATCTTTTGCGTAACCTCGCACTGTTTGTTTCTGATAATCATTTAATTTGGGAGCAATCTCTATGTTTTGAAGATATTCATGACTTCTTGGTGACAGTCTGGCGGTTTCGCGTTCGCCTATTACGCGCGGAAGTATTTCTCTTTCTTGTCTGTCCAAATCGACACCAATGTCTTCGGCCCTTGCGAGAATATCTACGTTTTTTTGACGGGTAAATTCGCCGTGTATCGCTTTATTGATTTCGTCAACCGTGCTGGAGGCTAAGCCGCGACTGCGCGGCAATTCTTTGTCAGGATTGTAAGTCCGAGGAATTTTTTCAAGTTCTAAAATCAAATCATCTGGTCTATTTGCTGCTCCGGCATCTCTGACTTTTCCGTAGGAAACGTTTTCAAATTCCCTGGTAGTTCCGTTACGGTAGGAAACTTTCAACGTTTGGGTCTGGGGGTCGTACTCGATTTTTTGCGCCAATTTTGATTTTCGCGGGTCGACCTCCATTGCCACCGCTGTTTGGGTTCTGTTTATGCGTGCCGCCTCTTGTCGTCTTTCAATTCTGTTTTCTGCGCGCTTAGCAATTATTCTTTGCGCAAGCGGGCGCGATTCGTTTGAACCCAAAGAATGAAACGTCTGGCGCAATTCGTTAAGTTGCGTTTCGGTGTTTCTTTGCGAAGTAACTTGGCCAACGATAACATTATTTTTTGTTTTGCCGATAATTTCAATTTCTCCGGGCGGCAAAATCAGAGCGCCTATTTCGCCTTTTTGTGTTCCGGGCGTATTATCGGGTAGACCAGTAGAGCCTTCTGGAACCAATATCATCATTCTTTGGCCTTGTTGCTCCGATGGTCGACTGGGCCCTGTGCCACCAATATCTTCAGCCGAATGAATAACCGCGGTAAAATGTTTATTGACAGCAATTTTTGTTCCCCGTTCGCCATCAAGCGTGTCAAAGGAATTTGATGGAAAATTTATTTCAGCAACGAAGTCGGTGGGCAGTTCAGATGAGTCAATTAAATCCATAAATGGAATAAATTGTTGTTCTATGGCATTGACTACTTCTTCTGGCCTACCCTGTAGGGCCCGAGCCCATGTTGTTGGGTCGGATGTATTCCAAAGCGAATTTCGCCAGTTGGCTTCAAGAATTTGTTTTTGCTGACTCGTCGCATTTTCCAAAACCGATTCTCTGACTAGATTGTTTGTTCTTGATGCTTGACTCCTTGAAGCAAAACCCCTCAAGGCTTCTTTGACGCGTGAAACCACGTCGGTTAAACTTTCTGGTATTTCCTCATCTAAACCAAAATCATCAACGGGCGAAAGTCTGTCAATGCCCGCATCAATCATTGCCCGATTTTTTCTTTTTTGCCTAAAATCAGTAAGACGAAGTCTTTTTTTCACTTCAGCCTTGATTGTGTCCTTATTGATTGAGATAACGGGCTTGGCTGATGGATTGGCTACGCCAAAATCAGGAGAAATGTCGCTATCATAATTTAGCGGACCAAGGAAAGCCTCTATTTCTGGTGTTTTTTGAATAAATCCAGACTCAATGCCTGCCGCTAGTTCGGCTTGCATTTCTGCGATGGTTGTTGCGCTTGAAATTTGAAAATTTAATTTTATTTCATTAAATTTGTCTAAATTGCTGGCTTGATAAATTTCGGCCATTTCCTCGTAAACTCTTAACGCCACTTGGTATTTTGTTGACCCTCGGTCCATTGTTTTCATTTGTTGGTGCAACTGCATTAAGGGCAGGTATAAATCTTCAACGCGTGAAATGTTTTTATCAGCAAACGAACTAAGAAAAGCGGCCCTATAATAATGTTGCATCGCATACCTTCCCCCGGCTTTTTTGCTTAGAAGGACCTGCATAATTTCAGGTAAATTGTCGATGGCGCCGGGCAGCCAGTCAGAATTACTTATAATTGACGCATAATCCCAATCTTGTCCAAATACGCTAAAATATTTTTCCTTTCCGCTAAGTAACTTTTCGGCAAGCAAAAGTATTTCTTTGTTTGTCATCGTCTCTTTTAAGCCAGGAATGGATTTCAAAAATCTTTCGATAAGCAAAAGTTGCCGACCGTGCGTTACTTCATGATTTATGATGTAAATTGCTTGACCTATTTCGCCCATACTTTTTTGGATGTACCGTTGGATGAATGCATTTCCTTGCTCAACACTTTGTTCAAGTGCATCAAGGGACATCAATTCCTCGAAATACGCAGTTTTGGCTTTCGCTGCGCCAGCCCTATCTAACGAAGATGAAATTGCCTGCAGTTTGGCAACTTCCGTGCCTGCTGTTTTTGTTGGCTCAAATAATGTGAAATCTTTAGACTCTGGGTCGAAATCATTTTGCAGCAAGGGCCTTAACGGATTCAGGGCAATATAAAAACCGCTGCCGTCGAGTTCGGCTGCATAGGCAACCGCATCACTTCCGCCTTGATTTTTGTCAAATGGCGAAAGAAATTCAATCCTTCTAAGGTTGTCCATCAACCTTGGATTTCGTCGTCGTTGGTTAAGTATTCCAATAAGATATCCCGCTTCCATTTTGCGTAGTTCGTCAAATTTTTTCTGAGCCTTAAAAATTATTTTTCCTTCTTCCGAACTGTCGCCAAAGGCCTCACTTACCGATTTCGCTCCGGTTAAAACCTCCATCAATGCTTTTTGGAATTCTGCATGGTTGCCTCCGTATTTACTATTAACTAATTTGTCCAATTCGTCCGGACTTAATCCAAAATGATTTGGTTGAGTCATAAGTACTCTTAAAATAAGTTGTAATTGTTTTTCCCTATGTGCGGACATGGCTGTGTCAAAGTTGCGACCAATACCTTTTCCAAAATATTTACCTAGAGTTATGCCCCATCCACCGTGTTCTGGTGTTTTCAATAAAAGAAAAACTTTTGCTAAACCGTTTTGCACGGAGTCAGGGTCGTTTGGGTCAATCATTACTCCGAGTTCCGCGGCAAAATCCATAATTTCCTGCACATCCAAGTCGGCCTTGTCTCTAAATTGTTGGCGCTGAACAGCCTGTTTTATTAATTTTCGAATCTCTTCTTCGCTTTTTTCCGGAAAGGCTGCGCGAATTGCGGAACTAAATTCTTCTTCATACCTATCGGGGGTAATAGTTTTCGCACTGGCCCTAATTTCTTCTATATCCCTAATCAAGTCAGGGCTAAGCGGTGCCGGCGGTCTGACTATCGGACGGCCATCAGGGCCAAGTAATTCTCCAGTTGGCCCCATAATCGCCGAAGAAGCAAGGCCTCTCCTTACCCTTCCCATCACTTCTGGCGATGCCGTTATGACCTCGCCGGAATTTCCCCGCATGGTTGGGATTGCCTCGTTGATGCTCAGTACGTCTTGAAAAATTTCGTGGTTTACGTTTTGTATAATTTTCATCACTGCGCGCCCAATAAGGGGAGTAAAGTCAAAACAATTACTACCGATATCGTCTGTAAATTGATTTGCCGCCGGCACTCCGGGTGGGCACCGCATTCTTCCACTAGCGTCAATTATGATTCCAATTGCCCTTGCCGCCGCCTGTCCCAAATTGCCCACTGTTCCGCCAATATTGGGGCCAAGGGCTTTGACGCTAAGTTGGCCGGTTCGTTTATTCATTTTTGCTGGGCGCGCGATTACCTGAGGTTCGGTTTGGGATTGGAGAAATTGTGTTACTTGTTGGTTATAGTTTTCGGCGTCTGTGGTTTTGGGTAAATCAAGCCAACCAATATTTGGCACGTCACCAAGCAATCCATCAAGATTAAATCGTGGCTTTATCTCAAAATATTGATTTGGTTTTGCCTTCGCATTTGGGTCAAAACAATATGTGCCTAGGCGTGTAAGTTTGGATTCTTTTTTTCTTCTTTCTTTGTTGTCTGCCGCCGCATTGCGGTTTTTCCCGCCAGAACGCCCACCCATTGCCGCCTTGACTGCATAATTCGGCGAAAATGGATAGATGCTTGTGAAAATTTGCCCCTGGGCGAATTCTTGTACTCGTTGCTCAATCGACTTTGTTTGTATTGGTGCAAATTTTGTACTTGTTAAAAAACGAGACGCGACTATTTTTTTTTGCCGCATTCTGGGCACCTTTTCTTAACTAAAAAACACAATTATTGTTTTTTGTTTTGCTCCTCGGCAATTTCTGAATTGAGCAATTCAAACTCCAACAATTGAGACATGAAATTATCGTCAATGCTGGGTGTGTTTGTTTCTTCTGCTGATTTGCCGCCCGCCACCCAGTTTGCGGGAATCATTGACTCGGCATTAAGGGCCCTGGCGCGTTTCATGATATGAATTTTCGCAGCGCCCTTATTCTTCGCTCTTCCAAATGCCTGTATCGCATTTTGCAAATCTTCTTTGTTTGCAATCGGGTAAGACCCGTCAGGAAGCGCGGTTCCCGATTCGGCCATCTTGGAACGTTCGTCATCAGTGAATGCCCGCTTTAGGGCAATCTCCGCTGCTTCCGCCTCAATATCTTGGGCGTCTTCTTCGTCGTATTTATCATAACCAAGCACTTCGCCGTCAAGCGAAACGAATACGTCGTAAGACTTGCCGTCAAGACCATCAATTTCGACCGCATATGAGTCGTAACCTTCAAAAACGTCAGGTTCGACTGCAACCACATGTCCCTGAATTGACTTGGTTGCAATCTCCGCTGCGTCATTAAAGTCAATGAGCATCATGTCGTCAACAAGAGATTTTTGTTCAAATGCATTGTTGTCAAGTTTGTGCCAACCAAGCACTTCGGCTGTCGTGCCGTCAATAAACACTTCAATGGGTCTTCCATCTTTTGCTTCGACGTCAACGACAAACATATCAGCCTCTGCCGAATAGCCTGAATCCAGAACTTTGCCGTCAAACATTTCTTCCGCAATTCCTTCAACGTGAAGCAAACCGGGCATACCTTTCTCGGAAACACAACCACCTACGCAGTCGTCACAAATTGGTTGGCCGCCCGGATATACCTTTCGGTCAATTCCGCAAAGATAGCCCCTGGCGCCAACATCTGCTGTTTTGTAGCCCATGGTCCTTAAACGACGAGATTTCATTTGCTCCATTTCGTCGTCTTCTTCCTCGTCCTCATCTTCGTCTTCGTCCGTGACGTCTGTAGGCTCCCCTTCGGGCGCCTCTTCGTCTTCTGCTACTTCCTCTTGGCCTTCTTCCTCGTCTTCCTCTTCGTCCTCATCTTCGTCCACGGACGGCTCTGAAGCCTTCATTTTTATCTTCTTTTTCTTTGCTCTCCCATACATTTTCTTTTCGTCGCCCTCGTTCTCTTCGTCATCCTCGGCAACAACAACTTCGTCCTGTTCACTTATTTCCTCTTCGTCTTCCATCGGCACGGCTTTCATCATCATCGGCATTGCACCACATTTTGCGCATACCTTTGCCTCCGGCACATAACCGCAGCCCGCAACGTCGGCGCCCTTAGCGCACTTCAGAATCGAACCATCAGCATCCAATTTGACGACTGTGTTCTTGTCATAATCCATGTTTAGGCTCCTTATTGCGGTACGAGATGACCATAGCAGGTGCTAAGTCAGCCCGTTGTATAAAAATTCGTTTTCAAAATTATACTTCACAGACTGATTTTGCCGTGAAGTAATGGGATTTTTCCAATTTTCAAACATCGTCAACCGGTTTTGTAGTTTTGTCGACAAAGGTAGACATTGCTGCTGACGCAATTTTTTCAAGTAATTCAGCAAATATTTCTGCCCTACTTCCAACTCCGCCACCCTTCCCTGCGGTTTTTTGTCTATCAATTATTTCCATTACGGCGTCAAGAATTTGGTCAGCCTCGTCTGCTGAAATTTTGATTGAGCCCACATTTGTTCTTTTTGAGTTCGGCCGAAATGCGGCGGCTTCGTATTTTTTAATTTTTTCCTGAAGTATTGTCAAGCCTTTTTGAGTCAATTTTGAATCGGCTTCCCGAATCTCTTTGCCCAAGGAATCATCTATCTTTTTCCACCAAGTCGATTCATTAATAATTTCAGTTCTTGGCCGCTTTGTGGGGGTGGTTGAAGATGAAAGACCCCTACCGCCTTGTTTTTTGAATCTGTTTGTTTTTTGGAAACGACGGGCCTTGTTTATTGAATTATTAATCGTGGTGCTGCTAGGAAGGCCGCGGTCATCATAATCATCGTCGTCGCCGCCAAAGCGACTATCAAGATTGTCTTCATCACGACCAACATCAAATTCATCAGGGTCGTCATCGTCTTGTTCAAGACGGCCCGACCTATCAAGTCGCCTACCCGACGCTCCGGCGCCGCTAATCATGTCTTCTTCCCCCAGGTCTTCTTGAGTATCGCTGCGCCGTTCTCCACCAAAATCGTCAAGAAGTTCTCGAATCTGGAACAAATAGTTATGCACACCCTCTTCTGCCTTGTTAAATTTGCCTTTTCTGACGTCGTCATTTTTTAGTTTTGCAATTTCACGCAAACCCTCATCCAATTCATCAAGGGCTTCTTTGACCGACTCTGGGTTAGGGCGGTTGTTGTCGCCGCCATCGTCCGGAAAAGCCAACGCCATAACCCTGTCTATAAGGTCGATTGAGGCGGTCTCAAAATCGCTTCCCACCTGTTCTTTATCTTTGTTGGCCCTGCGTTGTTTGAAGAATTCCTCAAATGTGCTCCTGTACGCCGTCAACTTTTCTTCTAGTTCGCTATTCCCCGATTTTCGAGGGCTTGTTTTGGGCGCGGGTTTTTTCTCTTCGGGCTTCGGGGTGTCCGGTTTAGCCGGTCTTTGATTTGACACCTGCGGTCTTGGGCGTCTTTCGCTCTCTATCTCGCGAAGACCTTTTCCCGATTCTCTTCTGAGACTTTCGTCTAACAAATAGTCATCAAATCTTTCGAGGAAGGCCTGCCATTTTACGGCCCTATTTCGTTTCTTTAGGGCTTCATGATTTTTTACGAACCAGGCATATTGAGCATCGAAATCCATTTTGTCAAAATCTTCTGGGAATATTCCTATATCTATGTAGGGTTTAAGTAAATTCTGACCTTTGTGGATGTAACTAATTTTTTTTCTACTGCTTTGCATTGGGTCCGGTTCAATGTGGAATGGTGGATTTTCCAGATTCTTGGGATAACCTGTGGATTTTTCCTTTTCGGCAGCCTTTTGCCCGGCACGTGTGTCTACGCCCCTCTTAATTCTTCGTTGGCCAACAATTTCCTTGTCGCCAAGTTTTGTTTTGGGGCCAATTCGTATTTTTTTAGTAGGCGAAGCGGGTGCTTTTGATTTGTTTTTGCGTTCGAACTGGCCTGTTTTTACCAATTCATCCAAAATTCCAAATGCTGTGTGGCCTTTTTCATTATTTGCTTTTAAGTCAGCCACGCCGCCAAGTTCTTTAAATTCTTCACTAATTTGAGGCCATATTTCTTTGAATTTTGCCAACATTTCTGTATCTATTTTTGGCAAAAGAGTAGCATCATCAAAACGTGATGCCTCTTTTATTTCTTTAGCAAATTGTTCAACAATTGTTGGTGGCGATGTAGAATTTTTAAGAAAATTATCAAACATTCTTACTAATCTGTTCTTCGATTTTCTAGGAATAAAAAATAGCACAACTTCTCGGGGTGGTTTTTGTTCTGCCCATGCTTTCCACCACGTTTTGCCCCATTTCTCTTTAGGAAATGACTCTTTTTTAGGCTTATATCTATAAATTGGGTGGGGGAGGGGGGGGTTGTGGGTGGGAGATTTTGGAACTTCTGTATCTGAACTTAAACCTCGGTCGAAAACCCTTGTTGGGGCTGGCATTTCTCGCCACGTCCCATCAAAAATTATGCCATCGTTGTCAACATCGCGGCGTTTTCGGGGGTCTAGTTCCCCTGTAATTTTAGCGAGCGCGGCCCTGCCGCGCCGAACTTTTCCCCCACCACCCGGCACCAGCCTGCGACCAATTCGCCCTATTAAATTTTTGGTTGCAGTACCAATTGCTTCATGAGCATCATCATTAAGTGGGGACACCAATAAAATTCCGTCCTCGGTTACAACGGTTTCAATTCGGTGAAAATCAAAAAGAGGGTCAAGTGCTTGTTTTGTTTCAAAAGCGCTTTCGGGAGCACATGGAATAAGCCATGCATCTTCTTCGGTTTTTACACTAATCATATTTTGTAGAGAATTGGTGATTTCTAAAAGTTGCTGCGTTATTTCTTTTTGTTCCTGCTCCACAAGTTTTTTATTAAAAATGATGTCTAGGTCTATTTCCGATTTTGAAGAATCAAAAAACCCACTTTGGGTGTTTGAGTCACCATATTTAACGGGGATAAGTGGCGTGCTGGGTATATACGGTTTTCTTTGAACGTTTGGAAAATTTGGAATTCGCTGCCCGGGTCTCATGCCTGGATTTGTGGTTGGCATTCCGGGCATTGGTCTCTCAATTACAACTGGGGAAGTAACCTGCTCAGGCTTGCCAAACATCCATTGATTTCCGTCAAAATGATAGGCAAGCCTAAAAATTCCTTTTCCAGGTTTTACAAAAAGAACAAAACTTTCCGTCGCTTTCATAACCTTGATTGGTCCACCGGTTCGAGAAGTTAGTTCTTGCTGGAGAGCCAAGATACGGTCATTATTGGCCGGCTGAGCAATCCCTTGGGCGAATGGGTCATTTGGTGTCTTGGGTTCTTCAATGGCTACTGCGGTGATGCCGCCCATTGGATACATGTGAACTTTTTCTTCTTCGCCTTTTACCGAGATTGTTCCGGTTAATTGATTGGCGCCATGCAAAACCGGACTTAACTCGTAAAGTTCCACCTCCCTAAGAACATTTGCTTGCCTACTGTTGTCAAAAATGGCATCAAGTGTTTTATATCCAATAGACCATTCTTGTTCTTCGCCAAAAAATGCAACGTTTGTAAATGCCTCTTTACCTTTTTCTGAATTCAAATTAAATTGAATTTTTGCGTACAGGCCGCCGATTCCGGCAATTTTCATTTTTTCTGGAAGACGTGGGTCGTTTGATGGAACCTCGTAAATTTCCAATACTTTGCCAATTGGGTCATTCCAGTTATGGCCCCAAACCACACGCGGTTTTCTGCGTGTAAGGCTCTTTTGAAAAGCCCCCGCAACAACGATGTCGCCAACGCTGTCTTTGTTGCCGATTCCGGCCACAAAACATTCAACAATCCCCTGAGCCTCGTCTATGTTGAATTGCCCGTTATTTGACTTAAATTGTATGTCTTGCATCCGCATTCCTTTGCGACTTAGCAATGATAAACGAATTTAGTCTCTATCCATTGAAGGTATTTCTGTAATTAATTTTTAACAAATACAGAAATTAATTTGCAAAACCCCAGGCAATTCGCGCTTGTTCTATAGAAACCTCATTGACGGTCTTGGCAAGAATATTTGAAAATATGGCCACACATTTTGCGCGGAAATCGATATTTCTCTTGTCGGCATCCTTGGTATGCAGGCTCGATATGTAGGCAGAATTTAAGCCTTCATACAACATTTCGTTTACTTGTTTAAATTTTTCAATTTGTGTATCGAGTTGGGCAACAATGTCGATTTTATTTAGGGATTTTTCTGAAAATTCCAATCCATCGTAAATAATTGTCGACAAAACAGGACGAATATCCTCGTCAAATTGTTTGTTCCAAACATCGGAATTGAAAATACTTTCCACGACAAATCCGTTGCTTGCTATTGCCCGCTTTGATTTGATGCCACCTAGTTTTTCCAGAGTAACTCGCTGCTGGCGTTCAACCAATCTTTCAAAAGCCCTGTTCAAAATTGCAGCCCATCGCTGTAGGGACACGTTGTCTTCTTTTGTTTCGATGAAACCTAGGGGCTCAATAGACGCCTGTTGCTGTGGGGCAAGTGCCGCGTTTTGTACGCCCGCATCAGCCGGAGGCGGAGTCGGCTCGGGTGGCAATTGGGGCTGGCTGGCGGCGGCCAATGAGCCCGCCATTGTGTTTGGGTCAAGCGGGCTGGGAATATTGCCTTGGGCATCAGGCATTCCCGGAACGGCTGGTTGTCCTTCGGCGCCCGGAGCGGGCATTCCCGGCATTCCCGGCATTCCCGGCATTCCCGGCATTCCGGCTTGGGGCTGTTGTTCCATTTTCTTTTCGGTGTTTGCGATTGGAGTCAGATTTGGATTCATCAACAAAGAGTCAGCAAGGTCACTTTCTACCTTTTTGCGACTTGTCAACTCCCTATATTCGTTGGTGCTAATTAATCCCATTTGAACTTCATCCATGAAGTAACGAGAACGCTCTTGTTTATACAAAATCAATATGGGAACGCTCGAAACATCAAAATCAACGTAATTGACTTCGTCTAGTTCGTCAAACCCTCGAGCCAACAAATCGAGGTGAGGCAACATGGTTTCATTCCAGAACACACGGTGTTCTTCTGCTGCGTTTGCAAAAGTCCTGCCCGAGGCATTCCCAATGACTGATTCTGGAACCCCAAACGCTGCGAGAATTTCTTCTTTTTGAATTTGTCGCATTTGCACGTAGGCCGCGTCGCGCGGATTTGCGGACGTATCGACATAATCAACACCCTCGTCGGAAGAAATTACCGTCGTATAACCGGCCCTCCCTATATTTCCGCGAAATCTATTCCTCAACTCATCCTTGTCGTCGTCGTTAATTTCTCCTTTAACAACCAAAATGCCGCCGGGTCGGCCATCGTTTATCAAATAATTTCTGTTATAAACTTTTGCCAAATTTTCGATTTCAATTGCGATGCCCGCAGACTCCATTGGCGTAAGAGATAGGTATGGGTCAAGCGGGTGGGGGCGACGAATCCATAGCACGTCGTCTTTTTTCATTATGATTTTGTTACCGTTTGGCAAATCGACCTCGTATCCAGCAACGAATGTTTTTTCGTGAGGAATCGGTGCGGTGAATTGCGGCGGCAGAAGGTTTAGTCCAATCAGGCGACCGTCACGACCTTTTATTTTTTCGATAAATGCGCCACGTGAACTCATCAATAATTGGGACGAAAGTCTGTACCTAAAGATAAATGCATTTTCGGCGTCATTGGATTTTGTGTTAAAAATTTCGATTAAGGGCGAACGCAATGCCCGGCGCCCAGTCAAAATTTGACCATCTCTCGAATTATCTTTGCGAAGAATAATTGAGAGCCTCGCCTGGTTGCCGGCGATGGCGTCGATGCAACGCTGTACCCACGTAATTTTTTGGAACCCTTCGCGATACGCGCGCTCGATATCCCACATGTCGTGGTAGGGCCTGCCCAAACGACCCGGGTCCATGTTGACCGGCAGGCCAGGGCCCAAAGACTTTATGCCTTGATTCCCAAGGGATTTATTGTTTGACGAGTTCCAGGCCATTTAAAAATTACTCAGCGCCCAATAGATATCCGAAAAGACCACAACCAACTCCTGCAATAATAAAGCCGACAGGCGGCGCTATGAGAAAGCCTCCTATTGCAGTAAATAGTATAAATGACGCCATTAGCATGTGAGCGAACGTCACTCGGTTTGCCTTTAATTTGAGCAACGCAATAATTTTTTTCATGCTGTAGTAAACTAGCGCACTTGTTGGGCTACGATTGAATACAGTGGTTTTTAAATGAGTGACTGGAAAAAAATACTAGAATATCTCGAGCCAAAACCCCCTCAATTTTGTCCTGAAGAACCGTCAATAAATCAAAGAGTTTTTTTAAGGACATATTCAATTGAGGCGTTATTTGGTGGTGCGGCGGGCGGCGGTAAATCATCCGCCCTGCTTATGGCCGCCCTTCAATATGTTGACGTGCCGGGGTATTCAGCGATTTTGTTTAGGAAAACATTCGCTGACTTAGCCCTTCCTGGCGCTCTTATGGACAGGTTCAGGTCTTGGGTTGGGCTGCATGATAATGTCCACTGGAATAACAACAGTTTTATCGCCACGTTCCCGTCTGGGGCCCGGATTGCTTTTGGCTACCTAAATAATTCAAACGACTATTTAAGGTATAAGGGCTCCGAATACCAATTTATAGGCATGGATGAAGTGACCGAAATAAGGGAAAACGATTATCGATATTTGTTTTCGCGTCTTCGTCGCCCGCCTAGCGGACCCCTTTCGGAGGTGCCACTTAGGATGAGGTGCGCCTCGAACCCGGCCCCAAACTGGGTGCGTCAGCGTTTCATAGTTGAAGGAAAGGAAAAAGGCAGAATATTTGTTCCTTCACGCCTTACCGACAACCCGGGAATTGATGCCGAGTCCTATCGGCAGGCCCTAGCGGCGTTAGACCCTGTTGAGCGTAAGCGCCTTGAAGAAGGCGATTGGTGGTCAACCACCCTTGGAACCATGTTCGACAGAACTTCTGTCGTCATTATAGATAATGACGAAATTCCCGTAGGAACCTCAGCATCTCGGGTCGTTAGGTTTTGGGACCTGGCGGCAACCGAACCCAACCAATCGACGCCTGACCCCGACTGGACGGTTGGCACCCTGATGATGTTTGACCAGGGTGTTGCCTATGTTTTGGACGTCAGGAAAAAGCGAATTAAGTCTGACAAAGTAGAGCAATTTGTTGCCCAAACGGCCTATGAAGACGGTGCTGCCGTGGCAATTCGAATGGAACAGGAGCCTGGCTCGTCAGGCAAGGCGATTATTGACCAGTTTGCCAGATACGTTTTGCCGGGTTTTGATTTTGGCGCGAATAGGTCTACGGGCGACAAAATTACCAGAGCAAGGCCATTTGCTGCCGCCTTGGCCAATGGGAATGTGAGGGTAATACGTGGCCCATGGCTTAATGATTGGTTGGACGAATTTTCTGCTTTTCCAGAAGCCTGTCCACATGACGACCAGGTCGACTCGGCAACGGGCGCTTTTAATTATTTAACCGGCCTCGGGTTGCCACAAAGGAGAAAAGTCAGTATCGTTGTATAGCGACAGTCATTATCTATCTAATTACTATCAAGGGGTTATTAAATGGAAAAGTTTGATGTTTCAATTTTGGAACAAATTTTGCAGTATCTGCATGGGGCGGATACTTTGCTTTCAAAATACCTAGAAACATCGTCAGACCCAAATGAGGCCGCAGAAATCTTGATTCAACTCAATATTATCAAGCGAGATATGGCCATGGTCTACGATTCGTTTTCCGGAGGGGTTGCAAGGTTGATGGGGAATCTTGGCTCTATTGAAACAGCGTCTGGCGCTATCGTTGAAAAAAAGAGCGGCGTAGACCGAAAAAAATGGATGCACGCAGAACTTGCTTCAGCGGTTGCTCAACGTCTTTCGGAAATGTCTATTGACATGGATACTGGTGAAAGAATTATGACGGCAGAAGAAATGGTTCAAAAGTTGCTTGATTACGCTGCGGTTTCGTATTGGAGGGTTGGTAAATTGGGCGAACTCGGAATTAACCCTGATATTTATTGTGAGCAAGGCGAACATAAAACAAATATTATTGTCAGATTAGGAGATAAAAACAAATGAGTGATATATATGGGCGGTTATCAGAACCATTTCCACAAGAAATGGAAAAATCAATTAATAAAGGTGGGGTAAATTTAACCTATATTCCTGTTAGCGAAGTCATCAATCGCTTGAACAAAGTGCTTGGTGTTGATAAATGGTCATTTAGAATTTTGCTTTGTCAGCGCGATGAGACGGACCCAGAATTCGTCGTAGCGCACGTACGTATCGATTGGTCCCCAGAGGATAGTTTGGGCGTTTCGCGCGATGGTTTTGGGGGCCAAAAGATTAAGCGGAACAAACAGGGTGGAATTGTTGACCTTGGCGATGAATTTAAAGGTGCAATTTCTGACGCCCTCAAAAAAGCCGCCCAGTCTTTTGGTGTTGGTCTTTACCTTGCCCGCACCGAAGACGCAATTGAAATTGAGCAAGTGATAGAGGCAACGAATACCCCCTTGTCAGAACATGAACAAAAGTGGGAAAATTTCAAGGGAATGTCAAGGTCACTAAACAAAACACAAAAAGACAAACTTTCATCGGCTTGGCTCAAAACCTACGGAAACAAACCAAAACCAATGTCGGCATCTGATGTGGACAGCGAAGCGCTCGATTTTCTTTTAGCCGAAGCGGTTGCTGCTTCGTTTGGGGCCACAATTGTTTCCGAATCAGAATAACGAACTAAATCCTCCGACACATTTGTCGCCAAGTTCATTGGCAACATTTGAGCAATGTCCCCTTAAATTTAAGTTCAGTAAAATAGATTTAATTCCAGACAGGCCTGGAATAGAGGCCGTCTTGGGTAATTTTGTACACGATGTGCTGGAAGATTTATACAAACTCGAACCAACAAAAAGAACAAAGGCATTTGCGCGTGATTTGGCGCGCAAAATTTTTTATGACAAATATTCGGAGTTGGCTTTTTCATTGCTTCATAGAGAGTCTTCTATTAAACAATTTCGATGGCAGGCCTGGTTTTGTATAGATAATTTATGGAAAATTGAAGACCCAACACAAATAAATCCAATTGGTTTGGAAACAGAGTTAAATCACACCCTTGGGGGTGTGGCGCTTAAGGGTTTTGTTGACAGGCATATTCAAAATAGTTCAAATGAAATAATTATTTCGGATTATAAAACCGGCAAAACACCACAAGCCCATTGGGTCTTTGACAAGTTTGAACAATTGCGAATTTACGCGGCGATAATGCAGGAAACACAACTTTTCCCAGTTACAAAACTTGAACTTATATATTTAAAGGATGGCGTTAGATTTACGGAACAAATAACCCAAGAATTGCTCCAAGCAACCATCGAAAGAATTATAAGAATAAAAATATCAATCGATGAAAAGTGTAAAAATAATTCTTTTGAACCGATAAAATCTAAGTTGTGTGATTGGTGTTCTTATAAAAAAATTTGTCCTGCTTGGAGTAAATAATTTATGTCCTATATATCCGATGATGAGTTTGCACGCTTGGTTTCAGAAGATGTCAAAAATAAAATTTCCAGTCGTCAAAAAGAAATTCTTTTAAATCCATCTTTTCGTAGTCGATGGCAACGCGCCCTGTTGATGCTTATTGAAAATGTAAATAATCAATTGGAAGATATTAGTATTGACCGCGAAGCGGACAGACGACGTTATCGCGCAATGGGTAATGATGGCACCGTTTTGCTCCAGGAATCAGAAATAGCATATTCCACGCGCAGTATGAAAATAGAGCGTTTTAAGTTTCACATCAATAGAAGACTTGATGATGTTGTTAAACTTATAGAAAACGATTCTTTGGCTAATTCGCAATCGGACCCAAATAAAGATGCTGATTTGTTTAAAAAAGCAATTATCAAGCATCGTTCACTTTATGAAAAATTTGATATTGAGCCAACTGACACAGATTTGGCGTTATGGCGCGTACTGGACAATCAATGGACGTTTGAAGGGTTAGATGAAGGCAATGTCTAGTGCGTTTTCGTAGCAAGAAAAAGGAGGCGGAATACAAATTGCGCCAACCGCTTGTCGCAAAAATGTTGGGGCAATATCCCTATTGTCAAGCCTGTGGCGTTTTTGCCGAATATGATGGCAAAATTGTTTATCAAAAAAATCCGTCTCAAGATATACACGAATTAGTTAGGCGGTCCCAGGGTGGCTCAATTTTAGATGAAACAAATTTATTGGCCGTATGTAGAAAATGTCATGACCGAATAGGCAAATACCCGCAACTTGCCTTTGATTTAGGGCTATCAAAACATCATTGGGACAATAAATCGAACGACTAATCTATTCGCCATGGACGGTTATGGCGATGCTAAAAGCCTTATATTTATGGGCCTCGATTTATCTTTAACTTCTACTGGGGTTAGTGTCGGCGGCAAAACGTTTTCAATTAAATCAAAACTTAGGGGCATACAAAGATTAGTTGAAATATCGGAACAGGTTATTGAGTCCGCAAAAAAGACGAATCCGGCGATAGTAATTCTTGAGGGCTACTCTTATGGTTCAAAATTTTCGCGGGCTCACGCTTTGGGGGAATTGGGTGGGGCCGTAAAGGTTGGTCTCCATTTGGCTGGTTTTAGGATTGTCGAGGTGCCACCCAAATGTAGGGCTAAATTTGCCACCGGGAACGGTAATGCAAGCAAAAATGACGTTATGGCTTTTATGGCCTTAAATTTCCCTGGGTTGTTTGCAAAAACCTGTGGCGATGACGAATATGATGCATGGGTGCTTGAGCAAATGGGGTATGCCCAAATAGGCGAGTGTTCGTTTCGGTGGTCAAATAGTCAATTGCTTGGCCTAAAAAGAGTAGATTGGTCACCACTATATGAAGCCCTAGGGGGGAAAATTGATGGGTAGGTCAAAACCGATAAGCCAAGTTGAAATCGAGCAAGAATTGTTGCGAATGATGGACATGTTGGAACAAGAAACCGAGGCATTTGAAAAACTTGCAGAAGATTCTGCAAAGAAAGAAGCGCTATTTAAAGCAAATTGGGCCAAAGAATATCTTTCTGCAAAAGGTTCAATCAAAGAACGCGAGGCTTGGGCTGATTACAAAATGGCTGATTTAAATTATGATTACAAAATTTCAGAGGCTTTGGTAAAATCGAAGCGAGAAAAATTATTATCCCTTCGAACATCAATGGATTCTTTGCGAACCCTTAATGCAAACGTCAGGGTACAGGTGTGAACAACATTCACTCTTCCCTAAAATCTATGGCTTTTCCGCTTAGTCAACTTACGTACCTTGAAAACAACCCGAGAAAAGGAAACGTTGAAGCAATAATCGCATCATATGCGGAATTTGGGCAAATAAAACCAATAGTGGCGAAATTGAACGAGGACGGAAGCGCAACGATAATTGCCGGCAACCATCAAGTTATGGCGGCAAAGCAACTTGGCTGGGATGAAATAGCCGTTGTATTTTTAGACGCTGACGATAAACGTGCAATTGCTTTTGCGCTTGCCGATAATCGCACCATGGAGTTGGGGTACACCGATAGCGACATGTTGCAAAAACTTCTCACTGAAGTTTCCACAGATTACGGCGAACTTTGGGCCGGCTTGGGTTGGGATGAATTTGAAATAGCAGCCATGGATGAGCGCGCGATAATTAAGGCGCACGACGAACTGACGCAATCAAAATACATTCCTCCAGTTATTGTGACCGACATGGAAGACGAACAAAGCGAAATAGATAAGCAAATTTTATCTTTGGGCCAAACCGACAATGATGGCGAAAATAAATTGATAGCCCCCAAAGATATAAGTCATAATGAGGTTGCCATACGTGGTTCGGGTGTTGCCATTCCCGGGTCTCAGCCACAAGCAATAGTGTCCGTTCAACTGGTTTTTGATTCGCCAGAACAGCAACGTCGTTGGTACGACTTTGTTCGATGGTTGCGGAATGACCCCGGAATTGATGGCGCCACAACCGCCGAGCGATTAATAAATTTTATTGACTCATATACAAACGCATGACCAGGCAGCGTCTATTTTTGGATATTAATTGTGTCGACGCAGCCCGACAACGGATTCGCCATGTTTATGACACCTTTGATACGGTTTGTGTTCAGTTTTCTGGCGGCAAAGATTCGACCGCCGTATTGCTTTTGGCAAAAGAACTACACGAAGAACGCGGGTTGGGTCCGGTTCGAACCATTTTCAGAGACGAAGAAATGGTGAGTCCGCTCGTAATTAATTATGTCAATTACGTCCGGCAGTTGCCCTGGGTTGAAATGGAATGGTATTGCATGCCCCAGGGTTCGGAAGTTTGGGTCCTTGGTAAGCGTGAATCAATTATTATGTGGAGCGAAATAAGAAGAAAAGAAGGACGTCTTTGTCGTGAAATACCGCCTTGGGCAATAACTGCCGAACATTTTGGATTGCCGCCAGGTAAACCACCACCGGAAATTGTTGACTATTACACAATGCAGGGCAAACAGGGAAATACTGCATTTATAACCGGCGTGCGGGCATCGGAATCGATGCTTCGTTATAGGTCTTTGGTGCAAAAATTGCATGAAAATTATATTGTCACTCCATATAAGTCAAAAAAGGGAATTCCCTTAAAGTTTGCAAAAATAATTTACGATTGGCAAACTGCTGACGTATTTAAATACATTATTGAAGAACACAATTTTAAATATTGCGAATATTACGACCGCGCTGCCCTAACGGGCAGCAATACCAGGGTGGGCATTCCCCTGCATGGAATCGCAATTCGTAGAATTGGTGATGTCGTTAGGACCGAGCCGGAATTTTATGATGAATTAGTAAGGTGTTTTCCAGAAATTGATGCTCAGCGTCTATATTGGGCGGTTTACGATTACGACAAATTAATTCGCCAATATGCCGATAAGGGTTTTGACGGCGCAAAAAAATTCATTAGGGATTTTATGATGAACGAAACCAAGGCTTTGAGGGCAAAAGCGTTTGTTGCCGAATTTAGGCGCAAACATTTAATTGACCCGCGGTCCTACACGATTTATTCCCTTATTTATCAAATGTTTATGGGCGCAATGGCTCATAGTGTTGCGGTGTCGCCGATAGGGCCAAAAACAAAATCCCATACGGTAAGGTCAATTTCTGAAATTGATAGCATGGAGTTGAACGATGGAAATTAAATACATTCCAATTGAAGATTTAAAAATTGGAGATTGGCATGCAAATTATATTCTTAAACCTGAATTAAAAGTTCTTGCCTCTTCTATTGGTAATTTGGGTTTTGTTTCCCCATTAATAGTAATGAAGCGTGACAATTCAATTATCGATGGATATTACCGTTGGATGATTGTTAAAGAAAACAAAGAATTGAGTAAAAAACATCCAACGATTCCATGCGTTATCGTCGATTGCGATTCGCTTGAAGCGAGCATGTTGCATCTTCGAATCAATAGGTCTAGGGGTCAATTGGTCGCACACTTAGTTTCTGGGGTAATAAAAAAATTAGTCAGAAGCAAAAAATATAATGAAAAAGATTTGCAACAACTATTGTCAATGTCCGATGATGAACTCGACGTTCTTCTTGACGGAACAATAATTAAACGAATCAAAATTTCTGAACATAAATATTCACGTGCCTGGGTTCCAATCGAAGCCCCCAAAAACGCTTTGGAAAACTTTGTTCCCGAGAAACCGCCGAATGCTGATAGGTAAATTAATTTGGCTTGACTAATGCTAATATTTTAAGTGTCGCATCCCGATATATTTTGCGACACCCATTGACGTTTGGAGTTCAAAATGCCCAATGTTGAAATTGGAGGCGGCGAAGGCGGTGCGGCAGGCAGAATACGGCGCGCTGCATCACGTGCGGTTGAGGCTGCGCAAAGGATTGGTCGCGGACTTATCGACCGATTTAGGGGCCGTCGTCGCTAAATCGCAATCGAACTTGAGAGGTTAGTAAAATGTTAGTAACACTGGCCAACCTCACCACATATATGGATATCAGCCTATCCCTGCGTCAGCAAGATGCTGCAGAAATAATTCTTCAGGGCCTGCAGAGCGAGATGGAAACATATCTTGGCAGACCGGTAGAAATCACTGACTTTACAGAAGAAGCCCATATTTTGGAATCAAACCATGTCAATGTACCAATGGGTTCATATTTTTACAATCAGGGCCTAGGTTTGGGCGATTCTGACCCAAATGGAATTATTACCTACGCTGCACCGCCAAGCACGATTTATCTAAGAAATACGCCCATTGTCTCGGTTTCAAAAGTCGAGATGGATGGCCCAACACTGCACAACAAAATTCTTGGCGAGGCACAGAAGAGGACCGCAACAATAACCGGTGCCACGGTTGCTTCTGGAACCGCGACCTATACGGCAGCAAATCATGGCTTCACCCTGGGACAAACGGTAACGATAACTGGAGTCACGCCTATCGCGTACAACATCAATGCCAAAATAATCACCGCCGTAACAACAAACACCTTTGCAATTGCGAATTCGGGTGTAACTGGAAACTATGTGTCGGGTGGAAGCGCCACCGCGAATGGAAGCGACTACACCGTTAGAAGATATGGTCTGGATATTTATGCCGGATTTGCCAACGACATTATTAAGGTCACATATCGAGGCGGACTTGATGGCGACAACATCAAGATGTTTAAACTTATGATTTTGCGGGCTGCGACACGCGAAATGCAAAACATGCACGACGATGTAGTGGGCGTAAAGGACTTGAATCCTCGTGGCGTGTCAACCATGGAAACAGGTTTTCTTGAAAGCGAATTAAATCAACTCAAGAATTATTCTCGACGCAGGATTAGTTAAAATGGGTTCCGAATTAGACGTCAAAATTAAGATTAAAGTAAGAAATCTTGACAATGTTAAAGATAATTTAAAAAATATTAAAAGACGGATGAAGGACTTACGGCCTGTTTGGCCGAGGGCACACGCAAGCCTTAAAGATTACATGATAGAAAACTTTACGGCGCAGGGCTTACCATCGGGTGGGTGGAGGCCATTAGACGCAGAGTATGGTGCTTGGAAAATGAGACATTATCCTGGGGCGCCGATTCTTGTGAAGGGTGGCGGATTGTTTGCAAAAATATTGCAAGGTCCAGATTTGGATGGTAGGCCGTCGGGTGCAAGTTTTGTATTTAGTGGAGAAGTTGCCAAGTTTCATCAATACGGAACAACAAAAATGCCGGCAAGAAAAATTTTGTTTTCACCCGAAGTTTGGGAAAAACAAGTTGCCCAGATGATTGAAGAATATATTGTTGATGGCAAGGTTGGATAATTTTTTTTATGGAAATAGGCCATTTGATGCATGGGGCGCATTTTGCGAAAAACTATGTTTCTACGTATTTGCAAACTGATTTACCAATCAGAATAAATCGATATCGAAATGGCTGGAATATTTCCAGCACCGAATTACCAACACCTGCTAAATTTTTTTCCCATGAACCGCTTGCGCTTGATATGTGGCCGACAATTATCACCGTTGTCATTTCAACTACCGGATTTGAAAGAATGGGCTTTGATGGCCCCAATCCCCTTTATCGAGTCAATTACGCGATGCGCACATATGTTTGGTGCAGGGCAGTTGGACCCGAAGAAGCCACCATTGCTCGAGACCGTTTAACGTCGGTCGTGCGGTCGGCATTGCTTGATTATCCGTGCTTACAGGCGGTTGACCCGCGCCAATCTTTTCAGGTAATGATAGACGAGAATTCTATGCGCGAAGAATTTTCGGAAATCACCCTTTTGAAAGGCGACAGGGTTTTGTGTGGTGGTTATGTCGGCTACACCCTCGGAATCAATGAAGTTGTTACCCGTCAAGACATTGGAGCAATTTCTGAAATTGAATTCGCAATTTCGCAGCAGGGCATTACGGACCAAAATCTTTCTGCAAGCACATGGACAAACACCTATTCCGTTGAGTAGTTGTTTATGAAGTACAATTTATATCAAATTCCCAGGGAGTGACATGACTCGTTTATTCAAAAAAATTTACAACAACGATTTTTCCTCGATTGAGGGTCCAGCGCTTATCATCAAGAACCTAACTTTGGGCCATTTCGAGGTTGATGAGGCCGGACGCAGTCTTGAAAGTTTGGGTACTGCTGCTGTCGACTTGGATAGCAAAATTTGTTTAGCCGGAATTCAGGCTGGTCAATTGGAAAAAATTAAAGAAATTTCGACCAAAAATTCAAAACCTAAAACCAAGAGCGTTTTTACTTCCGACGAGGAAGTAATCTCGACAGTTGCATCACCGGAACCGAAAGATTCTGTACAATAGAACAACTAAGCAAGAAGATTTCTTAATAGTAAGGATGGTGTCATGCCAGGCGTAAGTATACAAACAGGGGTCAGGGTCGGACCAAATGCGGCGACTTCGGTCGAGACGTCTCAGATTTTTATTGTCGGCAAGACAGAGCGTGGGCCAATCAGCACCGCCAAACTGGTAACCAGCCTTGAAGAATACAAGGCAATTTATGGCGGGTATGTCTCTTATTCGTTTACCCAGCCGGTCATTGAATCTTTCTTTGAAGAGGGCGGCACAAGGGCCTGGATTTGCCGAGTATGTGGTGCTTCCCCAACAACTGGAACGCTTGCATTGCTTGGCGCTGCCTCTGCTGCATCTTTTTCCGTAACTGCCAATGGACCTGGCGCTTGGAGTTCCGGAATTAAGGTTCAAATAATCAATCCCGGCACCGGTGGTGGCGACTTTATCGTCAAAATTTTTGACAATGATGTGCTGAAGTTTTCAACCGGCAACTGCACGACGGTTCTTCAGGCGGTTGGACGCATAAATTCCAGTCCTGTCGCTTCCAAAATTGTCACTGCTGCGGCCACGGGAACAGCGTTGCCAGTGAACCTTGCAGCAACCGCTCTTTCGGCGGGCGATGACAATGAAGAAGTGGTGGCCAATGCCGACTATGTAAGTAACTTGACAAACTTCCTTGAATCGTATGGCACCGGAGTTGTTATGTGTGCAGAGACCGAAAACACAACGGTCCAAACTGGACTTGCAACCCATGCAAATGCATTTAATAGACTTGCTTTCATTAATTCATCGGTTTCCGATAGCACGGCCAATGCACAGGCAGACGGTTATGCGCTTGCTGCGGCAGGTTCAAACACTGAACACGTTGCTTATTTTTACCCGTGGGTTTACGTACCAACCTCGGTGCCTGGCGTCAACCGCGCCATCCCACCGGTGGGCTACGCCGCCGGAAAACGCGCAGTTGCCCACGCACAGATTGGGGCTCACAAACCTGGCGCCGGCTTAATTTCAATTGCACAATTCGTCAATGGCGTAGTGGCTGATGTCGATAAAGCAACTGGTGACGCTCTTGATGAGGCCTATGTAAACGCGATTCGTATAATCAACAACACAATTCGAATTTATGGCGCGCGCTCGTGTTCTTCAGACACGGGCAACTTCCGCTATATCACGGCGCAAGACGTTGTCAACCAGGTCGTGGTCGAGGCAAATCGTTCGCTTGAAGACTTGCTGTTCAGTGTAATTGACGGCCGCAACACCGTGTTTGCTGCCGTCGAAGCCAAACTGTTCGGGATTCTCGAGCCGCTCCGTTTAAATGGTGCGTTGTTCGAGGCCTTCGACAACAATGGCAAACGAATCGACTTTGGTTACACAGTCAAGTGCGATGCCTCGCTCAATCCGACAAGTCAACTTGCAGATGGATTGATTAAGGCAAGAGTTGGTCTTCGCGTCTCGGGTGTAGGCGACAAAATTGAAGTTGAAATCATCAAGTCGAACCTAGTTAAGTCGGTTGTTTAATAAACGGAGGAATAAATTATGGCTAAAGTATCACAAAGACAAGTTCTCGCAAATATTCGCCCACACAGTGGGCAGAGTTTGGCGGACTTGCCCAAGTTTGAAACTTTTTTGTTTGCCCAAGTAGCGGGCGGTGAAATCACCGCTGCTGTAGAAAAAATCTATGAGGGTGGAAAGTCATCTCCGACGGTTCTTTGCGCTCCGTTTGATATTGGTGACATTACTTTAACCGCCCACTATGACGACGACAGGGTTCCTTCTGACCTCAATACTGGTCTGGCTGCAAAAGTAGCAAAGTTGCGCGAATATGTGGGCAAGGCCTATTACGACATCACGGTCGAAACTTATGACTGCGACCTTAAAAAGATGGGTCTGGATAGAGTCTATTCCAAGGCGTTGCTTGTTGGTCTGACTGAACCAGATGGCGACTCGTCTTCGGGCGCACCATCAACCTTTGCCCTGACTTTCTCGATATCGACTGTCGCCAGCAAGTAAATTTTAATAATAATTTACACTTAATTGGCCTATATGGTGTGCTAGGTTGTGCGCCATGAGCAACAGTGAACTTTACACAACACCAGAAGACCCCAAAAAGCCAGTTAAACCAGCAGAAAAATTGAACAAAAAAGATGAGCCAACTCTTCTTGCGCAATTAACCGCCGCGGTGAAAAAGAAAGTAGAACGTCCCCAAGTTCTACTTATTATTCCCGAACGCCCGAATATCAAACTGATTATCAGCCCAAACATTACGCAAAATCAACTTCGTAACTGGCGTAAACTTTCTGGCGAAGACAGCAAAAATGGCATGGATGCGCTTAAATTTTCCTGCTTGGTGGTCGGCAGTACGACCGTGGGCATGATGTTTAACGACGAAGAGGTCAGGGATGCCGACGGTGTCGAATTGACCTTTGCGTCCGATTTGATTATGCAAATGACAGATACGACTCGTCCTCAGCCGGATTGTATCCGTGCGTTTTTCGGCGTTGACCCGCACATCGAATCCGCAGCCGTCAAAATCCTTGAGGCGGCCGGATATGCGGATACTGTTGACACAGAGGACCCTACGAAGGAGTCTTCGACGATTTAGTCGAAGATTCCTTAATCATAAACGCCGCTCGTCTTGGTGAATTGTGGGGCACAAACCCACTGACTTTATTGGATTGTTCTCCTGATGAATGGATGATACTGATGGCATGTGCTAAAGTTGTATCTGACGACCGCGAGCGAGAACGGCGCGAAACGGAGAAGTAGCACTCCACTCTGCCCGAGTCACATAAAGGGACTTTTTGTTCCTTATAAGGACTTAGGAAAAAATGCCTGATACACGCGCAGTAATACGCATAGACACAAAAGATGACGGTGGTCCCAGAAAGTCAACCGAACGTGTCGATGAACTTGGCGACCACGCGACTAAAACTGCTGCCAGACTTAAAATATTGGGCAGCGCCGCAAATAGTACGTCCAAAAAACTTCTCGGGCTTGCATCGTCTGCAACTGCTGCTGGCGCCGCTTTAGAAACCGTTAATAAAAAAAGCCAAATTTTAACTCGCGTAATGTATGCCGGCACCAAAATGCTCCGCATGTGGGGCAGCGTACTACAAAAATTCATAACGGGGGGTTTGAAACTTGCAACGATTGCTTTGGGCGCATTGTCGGTTTCGTTTGTTGGAATCCACGCTCTTTTTGTGACGGGCAGATTTTTGGTGAAATCGTACCACGTAGCCCTACAGGGTCTTGCCGCCGGCGCCGCGGGAGCGGCCGTAGCGATTGGCCTGGCATCATCGGCAATTCGTGAGCAACAGGCGGCAATGTTTGCGTATACAGGGAGAAACAACAAGGAATTTGGCAAAGGATTAAACCAAGTGAGGGTCAATATGCGAGGCCTTCAAATGGATGCTCAACTTGCCGGGATTGGCGTTGAAACCCTGAATAAGGCATACGCAGAAATTGCAAAAACAAAAACCGGATATTTGGCCAGCAGTAAAAGTTTGTTGAAGGATTTGTCAGATTTTGCATCAGCCGGACAACCGCTTGAAGAAGGAATGGTCAAAGCAGCAAAAGTTGTTGCGGCAATTCAGGACCCCAAAAAAGGTGTTGGCTCTATCAAGGCGGCATTCAAAGAACTTGGTCCAGCCGCAGAAGAAGCATTAAAGAAAGCGGCCAAAGAAGGAATTAACACCAAAAAAGAATTTATAGAAGCCATGAAAAGCGGCAAACTGTCTGCCCTCGGTGGTGTCACGGGCCAAATGGACGCGGTCAACAACACCATCATCGGACAACTTAAAAAATATTTTAATTTAATTCGCGGCCAATTTGCTGATTTTGGTCAACAATTTTTGCCTGAAGCAAAAGTTGGTCTAGAAAGAATTTACAGAATTATCACCCGCACTATGCAAATGTCATCGGGCGCGCTGGTCGGATGGGAAAAACGAGGCGGTTTCGTCGATGCGATAGTCAACGCTACGCAAAAAGTTTCGGATTTCTACCTGCGCCTCATTCGAGATTATTTACCAAAATCCGAAGGAATGTTTAACCGACTTGGTCAATGGTGGAGTAATTTTAAGGAGGGCTGGAACGACATACTCCGACAACTGAGACCATTCATTGACGGCGCTCGAATAATTGAAAAAATGTTTGGTAACGCCTGGAGACCCATCTGGGCCGAAATCACTGATGCTTCGCGTGAATTCAACAGAATGCTTCAATTCAACAGGCAACAGTTTGAAAAATTGGGCTCAACAATCGGGGAATCGGTGGCAGAATTGCTAACGATTCTCAGGGTTTTTCAGAGGGTTATTCAAGAAAACCTTCCGTTTATTAACAACATGATTCGTGGCCTGAAGGTGATAGCAGAACAATTCACACGAGTTTTCAAATTCATGGAAGGTCTTCCGTTTTTTGGCGGCCAACTTGGAAGCCAGGGCGCCACGGCATTGATGCTCGCTATGGCTCGTGGAATGAAAACCGCGAGAGGAACTGTTGTTGACGAAAAAAAATTGACTCAAACAATGAATGTTCAAGCAAGACAGGTTACCATATGGGGTACCGCACAGGGTGCTTATCAAGGATTCAAATTGGGTTCAAATCCGGCGATTGCTAGCGCAACTGGGGGTTTTGGGCCCTTGGTTGGTGCGGTTACGGGTGGGGCTATGAAAGGTGGTTGGCTGGGCCCAGGGGCCCAAAACCTGTGGGAAAAAAATTATCCGCTGCTCAGAACTGCAAACGCCTTGACTGGTGGTCCAGACAGGGTCGGCGGCGCTTCGGGCGCACTTGGCCTGAGTGCATCAACAAGCAGTCTTGCTAGCGCCGCCACTTCTATGGGCAGTGCACTTAGTTCTTCGACTGGTGGCCTTAATAGTTTTACTAGTGCCCTAAGCAATGCGACCCGTGCCGTTACCGGTCGTGGGATGCCAACGGGCACAACCCCCTGGGCACCACCAACAGGCCCTAGTAGCCCAGGTGCTGGTTACGTGCCATTTAGTATTCCGGGCGGTACTAGTTCTCCTTTTACGCCCCCCCCATCAAGTAGCGGTAAGGGATTGCTCGGTAAGTGGTTCATGCATGGACCACCAATGTTTGAAGGGCGTGGAAAAGTTAAAGCAGGCAAAGGTAGTAGGTACGGCATATCTAGACACTTTAGTGCGCTAAGTCGAGGGACCGGAAGAATTATGAGTGTCTCCAACCAAATAAAAGCAGACCGAGATGAGCGCGGTTCGAAATTCAAGATGGACGGCATGATTGGTGCGTTCTTGCTGCAGCAGAGTTTGTCAAAACTTTCAAACAGGGTGGGGGACGAAGATATTAAGGGGGGCCTTGGTCTTGCATCCGCGATGGCTTTGTTTAGTCCAAAATTGGCGGCCGGAATCGCTGGCGGCACGTTCGCTGTTAAAAGCGGCAACATGGGTCTAGCGATAGGTGGTGGCGCGCTCGCAGGCGCTCAGATTGGCAAATCGTTTGGCCCGATGGGCACAGCATTGGGTATGGCAATCGGAACAATCACCGGTGCCATCATGGCGCCAATCAACGCCCTCAAGGCAAAAAGAAAAGAAGCAGGCGCGATGGTTGATTCGTTCTTCGCCAACTCGTTCGGAAAATTTTTGGTGAATATGTCGTTGATTGAGAATGCGGCCAGAAATTCGGGCGCAAAAGAAACAACAATAACAAATCAAATGAAAAAACAAACCGACCAGTACAAAATGTTTGCCGAACTTTCCAAGAAAGGCGCTCTGTTGGGTGGCAAAAAAGCAAGTAGGCAGAGTTTTGTTGAGTCAGTGACAATGGGCGCCGGCGTAGGTACGGGTGTAGGAATGGCCGCCGGTACCGGCTTAGGTATAGCGACATCCGGACTGACAGGCGGGATAAGTATCCCTGCCGGCATGGCGGGTGGCCTTCTTTTGGGTGGCCTTCTTGGGGGCGTAGCAGGGGGAATAGGTTGGGGAGTACAAAAGGGTGTTGATTTTTTTGGGGGCGCTTCAGCGGAAGACAAACGCAATAGGAAGATAAGGCAATCTACGGTTAAAGAAATTTATGCGGCGGGCGGAATGAGTACTGCACAATTCGAACGCTTGACCAGCAAACACAAAAGGAGATTTGCTGGAGACCAAGAAGTTGATGATGACCTACAAGCACTCTTTCTTGACAAATTCTTTAAAAAAAGTGAAGCAATGGCACTTGCTAGCGAAAATGCAGAGAAGACAGTAAATGCTCGCCTTAAGTTGATGGAGCAAATGACAGGCAAGTCATCAATGGAATTGGTGAGCCTTGCCCAAACTATGGGTGTCAACTTGGCAGATTCCACGCAGGATTTCAATGACCAACTAAAACAACTTGGGGTGACGGTTGTCAAAACGGCTGGACAAATTAATCAGGCGGTTAGCGAATTAGCGACAAATGCCTTTGCCAAAGCATTTGACACCACAATCAGGCAAGAAAAAGCGCCTTTAATTCTTGATGAAGCAATCAAAAATTTTAGGCAGGATTTCAACCAGCGTGGCGCCAACGCGACAGTAACAGCAGAAGACGCGCAATCAGTTTTTTCTACCTATTTAGAACAACTTACCAACGCATATGGCGGCGATTCTGTTAAAGCGTTTTTTGAACTTGAACGTCAAATAGGAACCGCGGGCGGTCTCGCATTCCGGGAAATCAATCCGGCAACAGGCAAAAAAAATCCTCTTGGTGGTTTGGGCAATTTATTTTTCCAAGGCATGTCTGGTCAGGCAATAAATGAGGCCATGGGGAGCACTCGCAGCGGTTTAATGGGCACAATGTTGCCGCAACTAGGCGCAATATTGGCCCAGGGCCAAAGAAGCCTTGGGCAAGGCGGAATCAAAGCAGTCGAAAACAAATTTAAAACCTTGAGTCTGGATGAGCAAGAAAGATTTTTTACCGCCATCAGGGATAACAATATTGGAAGTAGGCCTGAAGATTTCTTCGCGCGCTTTGGTATGACTGGCTCTGAGTTTCAATTGCAAGAAATAAGCGAAACATCCGCTGCGTTCGCAATGGCAAAAGACAATGCGGAAAAAGAAAAAGTATTGCTTGAGGCTGAAAGAGAAGTCGTTGAAGGTATGGCGAAATTTTTCGGTCCTGCTTCAGAGAACCCAGAATGGTGGAGCAAAGACGCCTTGAGAGACCTCTTCATAGAAGCAGGCATAATAAAGGAGGAGCCGGATACGAGTACTCCTCGCGGGGGGAGATTCGGCGACACGACAGGCTCAAGGTTGTCGAGAACGCTTGCACGCCACAGCGCAATAAACGACATGGTTGCCGGCCGCCGCTCAATCACGTCAGCATTCAGAACGCACAATTTAGGCTCCATAAATTCCGACCACGTAACTGGTCGCGCATATGATTTGGTCGGAAATCAACTTGGAATGTACAAAACGATTGTCGAAAGGCAAGGCGGTTTTGCAGAGTTCCATGGTGGTTCAACAAACCGACATTTGCATGTCGTTCCGGGCCCTGGCGGACCAATGGGCGACACGGTTTCCCCATACACCAGACCCATGCAACGCCCAGTTATCCCCGCAACGGTCAGTCGTGGGGATATATCCGTGAACCTAAACGTAAACGGCATTGGCATCAAAGAAGCCATTCCCCAAATTAAAGCCGAATTAGAACGCGCGCTTTACGAATATCAGAATAGGTCGTAATTTATGCCAAGTGACCCCCATGGCGCTTATTCGTTAAAAGCCTCGTATGCCAATGTGGGCGTTGCGAGAATAATAACTATTCCCAAAACCAGCGATTCTGATTCTACTTTTATTTATCGAGAATCAGATTTTATCTTAACGAATTTGCTTCCCAATTTACAATCCGTATATGGCATAAATCCTGTAATTTTTCGAAAATGGGATATAACTAATGCACGCAACTGGGTGATAGTTGGGAACGATTATTACCTTGTAAAGATGCACGATAAAACGCCCTCTGCTTCTTTGGTCACATCTATTGGCAATAAAAACGAGATTTCTTTGTATTGTGGGACGGACAGCGCCCCAGGGCCAAAAACATTTATTGCCGGACACTCAATTCCTCGAGTTCAGGGGTATATCTCAGGACGGTGGGCTTCTCGGGAATCAGCAAATAGAAATGTTAGCGGCCAAAACATAAACGGCAACGAAATACCCGAGGTAGCAAGAAGACATCAAATTCCTGATTTTTCTCCGGGTGACGTTTCTGCAAATTCTGCACTAGTCGTAACCAACGATGACAGCACGGTTCTCGAGGCCAATGCATCAAAAGAAGAAGTTGCAAACGCTTGGCAACTATGGCTCAATATGGGCAAAACTCATGGTTTTGACTCTGCAATTACGGAAAAAACACAATTATATTTTCAAAATTCTAGAGGGCAAGGCGAAGGTTTTGTTAGAACGAAAATCACTACGTTTGCACAATTGAAAGCGATTTTTCCTAGATATTTTCAATTTGACAAACAACTTGAAGCCGAATCTTTTGAGGCTCTTGCCGGCAATAGTTGGATAAATAAATATTACGTCGATGGAAGGTGGTGGGACGTTGAAAGGGGATACATCGGTCTTTGGGAAATATTTGCACGAAGAGGTTTATCCGAAGCGGCTATTAAAAGAGAATTATTAGATGGTGGATACACAGAAGAGCAAATAAACGCGATACGTGCAGTTAAGGGTGTTACCGCAGCACAGTTGACAGGTTCGGATTCCGGGTCTGGTGGGTCTGGTGGTTCCGGTGGTTCTAAGGGTTCTGGTGGCGCAAAAACTGGCGATAATCAAACATGGACCGGGCCCGAGGGTTATCAATCAGGGCTAATCCAACAAATAACTATTCAGCGCAGTAGAAATATTTTCCTCACCTCTGACGAAATTCTTACTGCTATTGGTAATGACCAACGAGCGCTTAGTGAGCGAAACAGAACCGCAAGACCAATTATGTATCAAGTTTATCTTGACGGCTCGACGGACGCGGTATCAGGACAGCCCCTAATTAATCAATACATATTTGATTTGGCCCCAAATGAAATTAATTATTCAAATTTTGGCGGCGAATGGGTTTCTATCGAACGAATTGGTGGCTTCCCGTATATTGACTGGAAAAATTTTAAATTATTGCAAATTTCCATTCAATTCACGATTGCCGTGAACTTCGGGAATACGAACACGGGAGACGGATTGCAAATTTCGGCTATGGAACAGATTAAAAAATTGCAAAGAATGGCTCAAACGCCCTTTCCGGTAATGTTTTATCGTTTTGACGAATTGCTTACAAATCAATTTAGATATGACGACTCGGGCACGCCAAGGGGAATTCAATTTATAATTCAAGACTTGTCAATTAGCGCAACCCAACGTAATGAAAACATGGAAATTACTCGGGCTACGGCAAATCTCACCTTGCAAGAAATTCCAATTGAGCGGACGAATTTAATCGGTATGCCGCGTTTGGTTCATAAAAAAATCAAACCAGATGAACCGGTCCCATTCACTGACCCAGAATATGGTCTCACAAGTGCCAATTTGACAAGTCCACCCGACCGAACAGTTACATATAGGAACTAGGAATGAGCAACGTATCTTTTGCTGATATTGAGGGCGGCGGTGGCGGAAATAATAGTGGCGGCATTGTAAAAACCCAAGGTTCGCAACGTCAAATTCCAATCGTGTTTTTTTATACACGCTCAAATAAGCCGAGCATCGATTTTGTTTCAAAACTTTCGGAAAACATTCTTGACATAAGCGTTAATTATTCGATTTCTGCCTCAACTGCCATAACTTTTTCCGTGCTTGACCCGGGGTTGGAAATAACAAAAAGAAATTACTTTCAGCCCGGTCAACCGTTCATATATCGAAGTCACAATACAAAACGTTTGCGAGACCTGAACAACTACTCGCAAATTGCAATAGATGATTATGTGGGATACATAATGGAAATTGCAGACGTCACGATAGAACAATCGCAGGGTAATTCGCCAATTGTGAGGGTGCAGGGGTATACGAGAGCAATTCAACAAATGAAACGCGACAGACAGCCTGGAGTTATAAAAGGGTCAAATCACCAATTTGTTATTAACGCGGCCAAAAAATATGGGCTCGGTGCTGTTGTTCAGCCGACCTCCAAGGACAAAAATATTACGTCGGCCGATGGTGAAAAGGTGGCCGATTCATTGTGGGATGTCCTAACAAGATTGGCTAGCGAATCAAAAGATGAAAACAAAAATCCCTACACTATTTTTGAGTCTGACGGCACATTATATTTTGGCACCCAACAATGGCTTCTTTACAAATGGGGCCACGACTCTTATCCACATACTCAATTTAACAAAAAACTTAAAAAGGATGTTACGACAACTCGGTACGTTAGTTATTTGCACTATCCGCCAAGAAAAATAAACGGAGTACCAGATAATCGTTTCGTTTTAAACCAGATGCCCACCATGCACAAGGCGGAAAATGACCCGCTGGAGGGTGATGGTAGTTGTATTGTTGAAAGACTAAATGGAACCCGATTAAGACCAGGTATGACGGTAAATGTCGGAGAAATTCCTTGGCACACCGACGATTTTTTAATTACATCTGTTGACTACCAAGAAATGGTTACTGACCCGGTAAACATCAGTTTTGCTACGCCGCCAATACAGGAAAAGAAAATTAAACAAATAGAAGTTGGTACAATTTATCCAGGCTCTATTGAATGGGCAACTGTTGAGGCATTTGCGGCAGTAATCCCTGGGTCGTATTACGGGTCGTCTCACAACCGGTGGCGAAGGGGCGGTTTCGGAGGAGTGTCTGAAATAGAATGAAACAAAGCGGAAACATCAACAGGGCGAAGGCTTCGTCTCATCCTCTTGTGGCGGGTGGGGTTTATATTGGAGTTATTAAAGCATTTGTCGATAATCGTGCTACGGTGCGGGTTCAACAATTGGGTTGCGTATTTAAAGATGTTGAATTTTTGAATAGTTCGACACGAAATATTTTGGCCAAAAACGACCGGGTATTGTGTACCTTCATTGACCAGGAAACAAATGAATTATTCATTATTGGCCCATTTAATAAAAAACTAGACACCTTCACTGGAAAAGATAAATTTAATGCCTTAATTGATGCTATGCAAACAGAAATTAACGCTCTACGGGCCGCCGCTGGTCTTGGTAATTCAAACCTTAACTCGTTAAAACAGGTTGATTGACCATGGATATTTTAAAATTTCCATTTAGTTTTTCTACCAAACGTGAGTTCTCTAAACTTAAAGAAGGAACGGATGATTATATTCGTCAAATGATAAGTGTCTGTATTTTAACGGAACCATTTATTTTGCCGTTAACGCCTGATTTTGGCGTTGCCGACCCTACGTTTTCAACACTGTCTCCAGCAACTCTTATGTTGAACGTTTCCAAATACATACCTGAAGTTTCTTTAATATCCGTAGATTCGAGTTTAAACGAAGAAACTGGAACGGTCAGTGTAAAATTCTTATACAACAGGTAAAGACATGAGCGCAGATTTTCTTCCATACATAAATTTACGACCTTTGGACATTACCCCTGCCCAGATTTATTTGGATTCAATTGAGGTTGCCAGAACTGTATTTCCAAATTTTGATTTGCGGCCGGGGACAATTGAAGACGCAATGTTTCAAGCATTTGCCTACATGTCGGCATTAAATATTGGCGCAATTAACAGGCTCCCCGACTCCCTGATGCTGGGAATTGGCAAAATGTTGGGCACCCCTTACGCCGATGGCACACGGGCGACGATGGATGTCCAATTTACGGCCAATTCCAACGATGGGGCAACAATTCCAATAGGAACAATGGTTGCCTATACGCCGATATCGGATACTGGCGAATTGAACGCTTCTTATGTTTTTGAAACAAACGAAATTCATACAATTAATGCGAACAACCCCGGGGATGCCCTTCCAACTGGCACGGTTGCTTGCACGGTAAGGGATTTGGGTGTTATGCCCTCAATTCCTACGGGGACTATTTTAACCCTACTTTCATTTTCGCAAGAACTTTATTCTGCCACCTCTGCGGGCAATTTTGTTCAGGGACAGAACGCTGAAACAATCGATGAATTTTTGATTCGCTCAACAGCAAACCTTGCATCAATGTCTTCGGCTCTAGCGACGGCGACCCAATTGAAAAATTACATTCTTGTTTCAAATCCGGCGCTGGTCAGCCGCTGTAAGGTTTATGACCTAACTGACCCAGATGGAGATTTGCTTCTGGCAGATGGAGATGTGGCTGGCAAGATTGCGGTTTTTGCATATGGGCCAAAACGAAATCTTACAGATGCTGAAAAAACAACAATTAAAAACGACATACAGGACAAGAGTGTCGCTGGGTTGGAGATTGGAATCAAAAATCCTTTCTTGTTGAATTTTAGAATAGTTGCGACATTAAGTTATTATTCAAATCTCGATAGCACTACCGTATCGGAATTGGTAAAACAAAACCTTTTAACGAATTTTTCTCCTGAAACCTCACAAGCATCTGAAGAAAAATTACGTTACAACACCGTATTGAGAGCGATACATGCACTCCCATCTGTTTATAGTGTTGATTCTTTGGCAATTACTACTCAATATTCGGGGATGACAATAACCGGCGCCGCAAAATCAGGAAATAATGTCGTTTATACATCAAATAATCACTTGTTTTCGATTGGCGACCTGGTGGCGGTAACTGCCATAACTCCAGGAACGCTGAACACGACGACTCCGACTGCCGTTATTGCAAGAACAGCAAATACGTTTACTTTGGTCAATGCTGGTGCTTCTGGTACTTATAACTCCGGGGGTACAAGTACGGGTTCTTCGCCATACTGGGGCAACGTTTCGGGTTCTGATATTGACTATTCTTATAAAGGAAGTTTGTTAAATCTACAACCAGAAAAAATTTCACTTACTCTTAATTCGATTGAATTCTAATTGTGGATATCTTTAATCCCACTCGCAACGTGATTGTTGGCAACGATTCTCTACAAGCGCAAACGCTTGACGGTTTATTTTTAAATCCGGAAACATACACCCATAATTGGACTATTTCAAATGCAATCTTGACTGTCGATTCGGCAGTAACAGTCCATCCACTTAATTATTCGTTCAAAATACAGCCATTGAATGAGGCTTCCACAATTTCAATTTCTTTAAATGGCATTATTCCTCCGGATAACGACATCAATGGTAGCGAAGCGCAATTTCATTGTCAATTTTATTCACCACATGAATTGACTGTCGAAGCAAAAATTACGAATGTTGCTGCGAATACTTTCAAAACAAATTCACAAAATCTTATTGCGGAAAAATGGGAAGCGGTTTTTACGCCAGTAATTTCTGTTGGATTAATAAATGTAAATGTAGACAATATTGAGTTTGATGTACGACTGGATATATCAAATCATGGCGGTCAAATATTTTACTTGTCGATGCCAATTTTGATGAATGAACTTGGTTTCACCAAAAATACTTTTGTTGCGAATTTGAGAAAATTCGTGCCGACATTCATATGGGATAAAGACAAAATTCAAGAATACCCAAATTATCCATTTGCTAAATTTTTACATGTGTTGACTTATTATGGCTCAGTATCGGCGCTTCTTTACACGAAGTTTTACGAATATCTGAACAATGAAATTTCTCTTCAAAATCAAAACGCGGCATTTCGGTTCAGTCAACTCACCAATCCGGAGTATATTGATTCGGAATACATCAATTGGTTAACACAATTTAATGGCACACCAATCTACAAAACCATTACCAGCGCAACAAGTACAGAAGTAATTAGTAATGTTGACGAATCGCTTACGTGGCAACTCATTAACGGCTATTTTGGAAGAAATGCTGGGACATTGTTTGCTATTAAAGAATGTGCTCAACAGGTGCTTACGGGCAATAAGGTTGTATACGTTTTTCCAGGCGGCAGTTTTTTTCAAATCAATATTTACACCTTATTGGCAGAAACTCCGGGTGTTTTAAATGCGGGTGATTCGTCGCCAGAAGTTCTTGCTTTGGTGGCAAAAACCAAGCCGATGGGTTTTGAACTAAATCATGCATCATATGCTGTTTTGCCACTTATTCTTGATGACTCAACCTACGGACTATTGGGCGGGCCTACCGCCCCATCAGCGCCAGGGCTTGGTTAAGTGGTAAACTTAGAATTCGAAAGTGGGAGGAAAAATGAGTACAGCATTTATTAAGCAAATAGTTGAACAGGCAGTAAAAACTTTCATAACCGCATATCTCGGTGCATGGGTTGCTGCAGGCTCAAATTTTGATGCACTAACCGATACAAATAACCTCAAAATTGGTGTTACCGCGGTAGCGGCGTCAATTGCAATGAGCATGGGCTTAAAGAAAGTTGGCTCAAATAAGGACTCTGTTTCGGTGCTTTGACCCGAAACTGTCCTTATGGACAGGGGTTCCTAATCTACAATCTTTTAGGTCTTTGATTAGGAGAACACGTCTGTGATTGCTGGGGTTTATAACATAATTATTGAACAAGGCTCCACCTTTTTCCGCCAACTTACCATCGAACAGCCGGACCTGGACGCCGACCCCACGGGGGAAACTTTCATAAATTACAACCTGGCGGGCCATACCGCGCGGATGCATATAAGACGAACCGTAGAGAGTACAACGCCAATAATTACCCTAACAACGGAAAACGGCCGGATAGCAATAAACCCGTATGTCGCGGACACACCTACGAGAAACAACGAAATCTTTCTTACCGTTTCCGCCGCTGACACGGCTTTACTTGAAACAAGCGGTGTTTACGATTTAGAAATAGTCAGTTCGGGCGATGTGGTCTCTAAGGTAATACGTGGGGACGTCACCCTGATACCCGAAGTCACCAGATAAGGGCAAAACCAACCTGGCCGTCTTCCGTCGCCAAGATGGAGGAAATGTATAATTAGGGCATGGTCGTGCCTAATCAAGTAATTGTAAATCAAGATGCTCCGAATTTAGTCAGGGTCAGGGCATCGTCGGGTTCGGCCAACACCAGACGCCACGAGCATACACAGTCAGTGGCGTCCACGAATTGGGTGATTAGCCATACTCTTGGCGGGAAACCATCGGTAACTATTGTCGATTCTGCAGATACGCACGTTGTCGGTGATGTAACATATAACAGCACGACTCAAATTACGGTTAGTTTTTCAGCGGCGTTTTCGGGTAAGGCTTATTTGACATAAGGAAGTAAAATGGCACAAAAGTTTCTCACAAATCTAAACCTCAACCAGAATGAACTTATTAATGCCACCTTCCAAAAGGTTGGGGCGGACCCGGGTTCCGCTTTTGAGGGTCAGTTAATTTACAACACGACCACCCGCACAATCAAGGTCTATGCGAATGGTGCGTGGCGCTCACTACCGCACAGCATAGTTTCTGGTGGCGGCCTTGGCATTGCCGAGGCCCTAACGGTCTCCGAATCCA